AAAGAGCTCCGGGCACGGGCGTGATCGGGGCCGACAACGTCCACCCCGGCGGGGTCTATGGCGCGCGCCAGATCGGGGAGCGTCTGGCCCGAAGCACGCTGACCGCGCTCCAGGCGATCGCCTGACCCCCCACCCCTCCCTCATCGGAGGGGCCCTCTCCCCGACCTAACCCGCCCGCCTCGCGCGGGCTTTTTCATGCCTGGAGACTGACATGATCTTCACCGGGGCCGCCAAGCGGCTGGCGGATAGCGATCTGCCGCGCATCGGTCACATGATCGGGGTGGGGGAGGACGAGCTGCACGCCTTCCTCGAGGTGGAGACCTCGGGAGGCGGGTTCGACGCGCATGGTCGGCCGAAGATGCTGTTCGAGCCACATCGCTTCTACGCGAACCTGTCCGGCACGAAGCGCGCGCTCGCGGTCAAGGGTGGGCTGGCCTACCCGGTCTGGGGCTCGAAGCCGTACCCCAAGGACAGCTACCCGCGCCTGGTCGCCGCGATCGCCATTGATGAGACGGCCGCCCTTCGGTCCGCGTCGTGGGGCATCGGGCAGATCATGGGCGAGAACCACGTCGATGCCGGCTATGTCAGCCCGCAGGCGATGGTCGCGGCCTTCCTGGACGGCGAGGCGGAACAACTTGAGGCGGCCGTCCGGTTCATCAAGGCGAACCATCTCGACGATGAGCTACGGGCCCACAATTGGGCGGCGCTGGCTCGCGGCTATAACGGGCCACAGTACGCGAAGAACGGGTATCACACGAAGCTTGCTGCGGCCTTCAAGAAATGGGCGGCGATCCGCGACACGCCTTGGGCACCCGAGCCGGCTGTTACTCTGGCGCTTGCCGTCGCGGCCACGGATGACGACCCTGTCATCGTGAAGCCCGTCCTCGCTTCGGCTGCGACGTGCGGCACGTGCGGGAAGGCGCTTGCGGCCTGAACTCGCAACAACTCGAAAGCCGTTTTCGAGTTCGAACCGCACCCGGCGGCTTCCAGGCTCCCCTCATTTACACCTGAAAGACCCCATACATGGCTAAACTCGCTTTCGCGGGTGCGCTGTCGTGCGCCTTGGTATTGGCCGGATGTTCCTCGACGGGCACCGTCATCGGCTCAACGATCGGCTCTGCGGCCGGCGGAGCCATTGGGGCACAGGTCAGCCCGAGCACCATCACGAAGGCTCAGAGCTACGCCAAGGTGGCCTGCGCTATTCTGCCGGCCGCTGAAAGCCTGCGCGAGCTGTACGCGGCATCCAATGGCGCGCTCGCCACGGCGTCCAGCCTCGCGGACGTGGCGTGCCGGGCTCTGACCGCAGGTGCCGCCTACACGGCCGACATGCCGCCGCTACCGCCCCGTCGCCCCCGCAAGGGCGCGCCCGTCCAGGGCGCAGCCGTGGTCAACGGCAAGCCTGTTCCCATCACCGGCACCATTGCCAAGTAGGAGAGAGACATGAACGATCCGCAATTCTGGGGCGCCGTCCGGGGCGTGCTCATCGCGCTTGGGGGCGCTGTCGCCGGCTTCGGCCTGATGAGCGCCGGGGACTGGACGATCATCGTCGATCGCACCATCGCCGTTGCCACCGCCATGGCCGGCCTCGTGGCAGTCGTATGGCCCATGTATCAGGGATGGAAGTCGCGGTCCCGCAAGGCGATCATCGCCACGGTGGCTGACCAGCCCGGCGTGCAGAAAGTGGTGACCGATGCCGCCACGGCCAACGCCATCCCAAGCCCAAAGGTCGTCGGTCCGAACGGCTGATCTCCGCCACGGGGGACGTAGTGAATGCCCACACTTCGCACGAGAGGCGTCGACGCCCCAACCCCTGACGCAACGGTAAGCGCGCTCGGTGTCAGGGTCGATGACCTCGCTGAAAACATCCGAGGGCTCTGGCAGTCCACGCGGGACATCGAATCCCGCATGGCCTCCGGGGCAAGCGTCGCCCTTCTCAGCACCAAGATCGATGGGCTTTTTACTCAACAGGCAGAACAGAACAAAGCGCCTTGGCCGACCCTGATCTCCGCAGCCGGGTTCATCCTGGTTCTGGCTGGGGGATATTCAACCCTCCAGACGGCACCGATCAAGGCTGACATCGAGCGACTGGAAAAGGGAACTCAGACTCTCTCCAGGGACAGTTCTGCGGAGTTCAAGGAGATCCGCAACATGATCGTGCCCAGGGGGGAGCACGAGCAACGATGGGCGAACGCTGCGGCGAACACGGCCAACATCCAACGGCAGCTGGACGACAACGCCAAAGCCTTCGGGAACACCTATTCCCTTCGGGATGCACTCAGCGACCTCAATCGACGCTTGGACAAGATGGAGATGGGATCGGGAGCTGCCCGCATGTCGTCGCCGCCGCCTGGGCACTAACCGGCCCCATGCTCAGAAAGCACACTCAGATAGTGCGATCTCGACCTGACGCTTTCGGTACGCGGCGATCTTTGCCTCTGCCACCACGTGGCGCGTGATGATGTGCTCGCGCCGGATCGAGAGCCGACGCTGTTCGTCGGGGTCCCTTGGCACGTTAGACATTTCGTAGGTCTGCAAGAGTGCCGCCGCAGCGTCGCGCTCGCAGACTAGCGCTTCAAATTCAGCGTCACTCATCGTCCGTCCCTCTCCGTGGGGCTGGCGAGGGCGGCGCGGAGCGTCCCTTCGGCCAGGACGAGCCACTTCTTCTTGCTGGCGTTCGGCGTCGTCACCCACGGGGTAAGCTTCTTGCCGGCTTGCTGCGTCTCGCGCAGATAACGAGCCGCTCGGTCGATCTCTTCCAAGGTGATCTCACCGGTCGCCATGGTCCATCTCCTGGTTCGGGGTCTGAGGGAGGACGGACGCGCCATGTCGAGGGTAGAGTGCTTGCGGATGCGCGTCCGTCTCGGGGACGGTGGTGCTATTCGTGGGCATGGTTAGGACCCCGTGGGCGTTAGGGCTTCTCGTATTTTAGGAAGCGCAGCGGTGGCGCGCGTATTGAGCTAGTTGCGCGTATATTGAGTGACGTGGTCGCGCTGGCGCAGCGGGCATTTTGCGATGCGCCAAGCTGTGACCGATTGAAAAGCGCTCGCGCCGGGCACGCTTGTCCCAGGTCCGGTGGATGACGCGAGGTCCACCGAAGATGCGGAACGCGGACCAGTAGCGGTCGTCACGGAACCCAACGTAGTGGACGGCGCGCTCGCTCACGTCCCGCCCTCCATCGCGTGGTGGGCTGCGACCTCAACCACCTCGATCCCCGCATCTCTGGCGCGACGCACCATGTCGGCCGTCCCCCGACCGCCAGGAGCCGCCACGACAAGGTCCGGCTTCCCCTCCGCGAGCATGGTCGCGTTGCGGACCGGTCCGGCGGCACGCCCGTGCTTTCGCCAATCGGGCCGGTAGGTCTCATGCGCGCCCAAAGCGCAGGCACGAGCCCACGTTGCCGCAACTGCATCGGCTCCTGGCGCTCCGCCCTCAATGATCGTGAGCGGGCCATGCTGGCGTTGAAGGTCGTCCAGCGTCCGGCACAGGGCGTCGAAGGCGGCGCGCCCTGCCATGTCCCGGCCGCCGCAGACGAGCACGCGGAGGCCTGTCATGGGTCTACCTCGTAGTAGCCGCAGCCGAGCTTCTCCCACACCTCAGCGAAGAATGCCTCAATCTCAGGGATCGCGTTCACGCGACGGTCAATGTTGATGGCGTCGCCCTCCCTATCGTCCAGCGTATGAAACTGGACCTCTGCTGAGGCCGCCCGCGTCCCGTCGAACTCGTAAAGATTGACGTTGATGAAGTAGCGCGTACCACGATCGTCGATGATACGACGCTGCCAGCTTCCTTTGTAGAAACGATCCTCCGGACGGCCTTTGATGAAGTCGTGATATGGTTTGTACCCCGCCGCAGCGAAGTCGTCCGCCCATGGGCAGTTCATCGCTCGCCTCCCGATCCGACCCCGTTCAGGGCAAGGGGGAGGGGACGACGGCTAGGCTGACGTCCGAACGATGCTGCGATCTCGACCGCGCGGCGTCCAGTTACGGTCCACGTCACGCCGTCGCTGAACCCGACAGTGATGCTGGGGTAGCGTGGTTGTCGTCCCGGTACTGGTCCCGGTAGACCCGGAAAACTGGTCGGAGTGGCAGGATTTGAACCTGCGACCCCCACGTCCCGAACGGCGGCCCGGCGACGAAACGCGGCAATCTCTCTCGAAGACGATCTCATTCCGCAGCCCTCTGTTCCGTTTTGGTTCTGGCGTTACGGTCCCGTTTCTGTCCCGCCGTAATTGCCCGTCGCGCCCCGTCGAGGTGATGCGGGTGGTGGTGCCCGTAGACACGCTCTAGCGTCTCGACGCTCATCCCAAGATAGCCGGCGGCGTCCCACATGTCGCAGCCGTTCTGCATCAACCATGTGGCAGCCGTATGCCGCAGGGTGTGCGGGATCACATCGTCTCCCAGCCCGGCCTTGACGCGCGCGGCACGGAAAGCCTTGTGGATGCGCTTCACCGGCTGCTCATTCCACTCCACGACGAAGGCTTTGGATAGGCCCTTGCGCTCCCACCGAGTGAGGTGAGCGACGAGCCGGTCCGGCAGAGGGACAGGAGGCTGACGCTTCTTCGTCTGCCGAGCACCCGGCGGTTTGCGGTAGAAAAGTCCGGCCTCAAGATCGATGTAAGGCTTACCTACCGTTGGCCGAATTGCAGCGCTGGCGACAGGGCCGGCCCTTGTTCCCGTGTAGAGCGCAACCAGGATGAACCGGGCTAGGTGCTGACCGGTTCGCCGGTCGCTCTCTTGCCCCTTCCACGACTGAGTCATCCGCCAAGCTGCCCATAGCAGGCGAGCAGCTTCCGACCGTGTCAGCCACCGCTCCCGTGACTGCCCGCGGTCGGGTAGGGTCACGGGCACCGCCACGTTGACGAAGCCCTGGCGGTGGTAGTGGCGAACCGCCGCCCGCAGATCCTCCAGCTCACGCCGCGCCGCTCCTGAATTGCGGCTTTCCGCATATTTCCGGCATGCTTGGTCGTTGATGGCGGACAGTCGCATCGCGCCGAAGTGCTCGTTCAGCCGATCGAGCCTTGCGCGGGCCTCATTGGGACGAGCGTGCTTTTCAGCAACGTCCTCCTGATAGACCACGATCACGTCTCCGACGAAGACCTCAGAGGCATGACGATCGCGCTCGCGGGCCGGCTGGTATTTCGCCGCAATGTACCCGGCAAGGCACCGCTCTGCCCGCGCAATCTCATCCTCGCGGCATCCTGTGCGAGTTTTCCGGCCTCGATCTCGGATAACCCAGGTTGCATGTCGGACGAGGCGACCGGACGTGTCGCGTTCGGGTTTTTCGAGCTTGAGACGCGGGCCTTCTGATCGGCGCGGCATAAGGCTCTCATTTCGGTGATAGCGGACAGGGTCGTGTAGTGTTTCCCGGCGATGGCCTCGATCGCAAGGCGTCCCTTGCTAGCCTCGCGTCGCAGCCCGCTCACGGTCATGCTGCCGTCAGGGAAGGCGAGCGCTGCCGCCACTTCGAGGCGGAGCGGCGTGTCGGGTTCCACGCTCGTGCGGTCAACGGGAATGCGGGCGATCCGTCCCACGTCACTCCTCCCGTCCATTGTCACCCGTTACAACCCCGGCGGCCGGTATTGTCGTTTCGGGCGGTTTGGTACAATCGCCCCCGGCCTCCCGGGCTGACGTGAACATGGCGATGACGGCGCGGGCGATGGCGACGGCCTTTGTCCGGCCGTCTCTCCAATTGATGGCCCAGAAATGTTCAAGGACGGCCTCATCCTCGTCCGGCGCGAATGATTGGCGGAACACGGCCCACGCGATCTCGTCCTCGGACGGGAGGCGAGAACTGAAGGAGACCAGCTCACGCCAATGGCCGGCTGGCAGGTTCAACGGATAGGAACCGTAATTCGGGAAGTCGGCCGGGATCTTGTGGACCTCGCTCAGTAGGTCGGCCCACACGACCGCCTCCCGCTCCGCTTGGCTGTCGGGGCGGATCATCGGGCGGGCTCCAGAAACAGCCAATCCGCGGCTTTCACCAGACCCGGTCCGGCGTTCTCGACGAACCCGCGCGAGGAGAGCTCGCTGAGGTAGACGCCCAGAGTCGAGGCGGTGCGAGAAAGGCCCATCTCGTCTGCCAGCCTCCCCCGCGTGACGGCGTCGGGCGCCGCAGCCACGATGATGTCGAAGAGCTTCGTGGCCGCGGGCTTGAGCTGCTTCCTGACCTCGGCGACGATCGTTGTCGCGCTGTCGGGCAGGTTCTGGGCGAGCGCAAGGCCCGCCGGCGTGCCGCGGATCATTCCCGGCCCGGCCGCCTCGACGAGACCCTGGCGCATGAGGTCCGACGCATAGACGCCGAAGGTCGAAGCCTTAGGCGAGAGTCCGCACATGACTGCGACCCGATTGCGCTCGACCTCCGGCACGCCGAGAGCGCGGAACCATGCGAGCACGTCCAGCACGCGGCGCTTGGCCGGAGATACGGCGGCATCGCCGGGCGCGGGAAGCGGCGGCGTCGGGGCGGGCGACACGGCGGCGGGTGTCGGCACGGGGGCCGGTCGATGCTTCGGCTGGTCCGGCGCTGGTACCAAGCCGGCGGGCGGACGCCGCAGGGCTTCCGCGATGGCTGCGCTCGCCGAGCTCCAACCGCTCTCGTGCCCTTCACGGAAGCCGCGCTCGTATCCGCTCCTCTCGGCAGAGGCGACCGCCGCCGGGTCCGGCGCAGCCGGGATCGTCCGCGCCGCCGCGCGCTCCAGATCCGCGATGCGTGCCTTGAGCACCTTTGGGTCGTTCGCCTTCGTCTCGGCCTCGACCTTCCCAAGCCGCTCCTTCAGCGCACCGAGATCGATCGGCTCCAACGTCGCCGCTCGCTTCTTCTCACCCCGCCGCGGGGTCCGTGAGGAGTCGAAGGTCGCCTTGGCCGGGAAGCGAGCCTCGTCCAGTGCGCCGCGGCCTGGGATCCAGACGATGCCTTGTCCGGTCTCGAGCTGCGGCAACCGCGCCAAGATGCGCTTCTCCTCCGCGCGGTCGGCTTGACCTTCGATCCAACCCCCGAGCGCGTCGCGGTCTTGCGAGGAGGTCAGCTTCATCGCCACGAGGCCATCCGCTTGGGACAGGACGTCCTTCGACAGGACGGCCGGCCGCTGTGTGATGAGCCAGGGCACGAACCCTTTCACGCGCCCGCGCCGGACGATATTCTCCATGAGATTCTGGAGGTGCGGCTCGCTCGATTTCTGCGGTGCCCAGAGATCGGCCTCGTCAAAGACCAGGTGGAAGGGCTCACCGCTCGCCTTGCGGTACATCGCCTCCAGGAAGGCGAGCATGAACCGGCGCTCTGCGGCCTTGGACCCGAGCCCGTCGAGCGACACGATGCAGCTCTCGGCCATGCCGGCAACGGTCTCCCCGATCACCTTGCCCGCATGCTCCGTGAGCGCGAGGTCGCCGTGCTCGCCTCCGAAGATCACGACCGGGAAACCGGCCCCTTTGCCGTCACTGGCAAGGCGCAGGCCCCACCAGACCCCGAGTGGATCGACGATGACGACCCGGGCCTTGCGCTGCATCAGCCGTTCGACGGCGGTTCCTGCAGCGTAGGTCTTGCCGGACCCGGACGTACCCACGAAGGCGAGGCGATCGTCCAGCGCGGCGTCAGGAATCGGATAGCGCGCGCTCATCGTCCCTGCTCCTCACCCGAGGCCAGAGCGGCGCGACCGGCCAGCACCCTCTCAACCGCTCGCGTCACCTTGCGGATGGCGCTGTCCCGCTGGCTCTCGGTCAGCGCGCCACGAACCGACAACCGAATGATTGCGGCGTTGTCGGCGTCGAATGCCTCAGCATCTTTTGGGGGTAGGTCCGGAAGCTGTTGCGCGAAGGAAGGGGCGCCCCAGCCGAACTCAATCAGCTTCGCCATGTCAGCGTCCCTCCGGGGCGGGCGTCTCACCCGATGCGACGGGGCCGGGCACGGTGGCGAGGGCGGCGTCCACGGCCAACGCGGCAAGAAGGTCAGCGTCGGAAAGGTTTGCCGCCCGGTGCTTGTTCCCTGCCGGCGCCGTTGCGAACTCGATCGAGTCCACGTCGTACAAGTAGCCGTTCCAGATTGCGGCAGAGGCAGCGGAGATCATCTCGTCCCGCAGCTCCCCCGTATCGACCGCCGCAACACGCGGGCTCCCGTTACCCTGTTCGAGGGTGGAGGATGCGCGCGGGAGTGCCCGTCTCGCTACATCCTGAAGTTGGGCCACGGACAACTCTCGGTCCTGCGCGATCCACTCCAGCGCCTCGCGCTCCCCCACCCCCTGGCCGCCGCGCGTGGCCGTGGCGAGGGCGGCCCGCAATCTGCCCACCGCGACGCCCCACGTTAGCAGGGCGGGCGGGGTCTGGTCGGGGAATTGCCCAGGCCCATAGCCGTAGAAGGTGCGGAGCGCCTCTGTCACCTCGCTCGCGGCCGGCGGTGCGGGCTGGGCTGCGGTTAGGGCGGCGTCGACCGCCTCCACGCCCCAGGCCCGCACGCCCGACACCGCGAACACGCGGTATTCCTCGAGGTCGACGTCAAGAGCGCGCATCAGCCATTGGGGCTCGGGGTGCCAAGGCTCGCACGCGCCGTGATACCACGCGCCCAGCAGGTCGGGAGGCGGGGCCGGCACGATCCGCCGCACGGCCGTGCGGCCCTTCCAGTTCGTATAAAGTATGGTGACGTGATCGTTCCGGGTCGCGCTTGGACTTCCTTGCGCGACGTCTGCCGCCAGATCATCCCGCTTCTGGGCCAGCGCCTCCACGGCGCTCTCGTCCATGCTCGTCGTCATGATGATGCTCCGGGGGTGGTGCGAAGACGGGTCGATATGATCGCGGCGTAGCAGGCGCATATGCGATCACATCCCTCGTCCTGACGGTGGATGCAGTAGAAGTGATGCCCCTCTACCGGCTTGGGACCAGCCCCAAGTCCTTGGGGGTCGTTCACCCGATAGGCACACTCAGGGCAGGCCTTACGCCACGCTCGACCATCCGGGTGGGGCTCGACCAGATCGCCCAGCAGATCTGGCAGGACCGCGAAAGCACGGGTTCCAACGTTATCCATCACGCTCTCCCCTCGTCAGCCTCGGTCGCAGGCGACGGCGCGGATAATTCAGTTCCTTCGTTTCGTCGTAGATCTCTGCGCCGTCAGGCTGGATGGCGCGAGGCGGGGACGGCAGGGGACGCCAGTGGGTCGGGGCGGGCAAGATTACGTCGCCGTATTCTTCGTCGGTGTTCGACCACCACCAGCCAGCAGGCCGGTGCTCTCCTTCGCCCTGGCGCCACTCGGCCTCGCCCACGACGGTCCGCTGATCATGCGACGTCCACGAGATGAGAACGGACTTGCGGTCCTCCGGCACGTAGCTGTCGTCGATCGGCCGCCAAGTCTCCTCCGCGACCGGGCTGGCAGGCGGGGTGGAGCGTGGGACCAGGAGACCGGCGCGGTAGGCGTTGACGAGGGCGATGATGAAGGAGAGGTCGCGCTTGCCCTGCTCATTCCAGGCATAGCGACCGAACTCGTCTAACTCTTCGCTGATTTCCGCCACGTCGCTGTTGAGGGTATCAAGCACGGTGCGTCCGTAGCCTTCACCAACCTCGACGCTGTAATCCTTCCAGGTGTCCGACGGACTGTTGCCGTGGTTGTCCAGGTCGCCTAGACGCCACTCGCCGGACGTCGCCTTGGCGCTCAATTCCGCCAGCCGCTCGACCTCACCCGCGTCACTCGGGGCCGGGGTGGCGGGCGTGGCGCGAGTATTTCGATCTTGCTCCCGTTGACGCGCGACCTGCCTTGCCCGATTGCCCGCGAGCGTCAGGAACTCACCGACCGCGTGCGCGCTCGGCCCCTCCAAGGTGATGCTGACATCCTCAAACGTGATCCAAGCGTCATCTTCAAGCGGGTTCCCGAGCCCGTCCGTGACAGCACCCTGGACGAACTCGGCTTCGTCCAAGAACATGTTGCTCAGCGCTTCGAGTTGATCCCCCGCTCCATCGTGTGCGCGCACAGCATCGCCGGTCTGGTCAACGGACATCGGAGGGGTCCTTCGGGGTGGGGGAGAGGGTGCTCATTCGGCGGCGTCCAGCAAGGCCGGGCGGATCGCGCGCAGGACGGCCGCAGCGACCGCGCGGCCCATCGCCAGCGGGACGCCGTTGCCGACAGCCTGCTTCTTCCCCGACTCCGTGAAGGGCGCATCGGACAGAAAGTCTGGCGGCAAGCCCTGGAGCTCGCACATTCGGGAAAACGGGAGCGAGCCGCCGCCTCGGTTTAGGGAGGACGTTCTACCGCCGCTCTCATTGCCCTTCGGCTTGCCGCCCGCCAGCATCGCGACGGGCCGGCGGCGAGCATCTCCAGTGACCGCGAAATCGTACTCGAAAGGCTCGAAGACCTCGGTCTGGAGGCTGAGCCGGCGACCGTCCGTCGTCCCGAAAGTGATACGGCGCTCCCGGTTTTGCGTGCTGCCGACGTGGCGGGCGTTCACAATCTGCGAGTGCGTCTGATAGCCGGAGATTACCGGGATCGGGGCGGCGGGAACCTCCTCCATCACGAACCAAGATGGACCGGCATCGCCGACGATCCGCTCATACTCCGGGATCAGGTTCTCGTGCCGAGGCTCATAACCGTTGGCTCGGATCATGTGTACGAGGCGCGAGAATGGCTGACACGGCGGCCCGCCGATCACGCCGTCGAACCGGCCGGCCGGCGGGTTGAACCGCCGCACATCGCCGCCCCACAGAAGGTCCGGCCCGCGCACGATGCAGAACCCGGCTTCCTCGAACGCTATGTCGAGAAGCCCGATGCCGGGGAAGAGCGAGAGGACGAGTCCGCTCACAGCCCGCCTCCCGTCCGGCTCTCCGAGAGGGCTTTGCGGCCAGCGGGGGTCAGTGCGTATCCAGCGCCCCGGAACTCGCCATCGTCGTTGGAGAGCCCGCTCGCAAATACCGCCAGCCCCTTCCGAGCCATGCGACGGACGTCTAGACGGACCTGCCGTCGCTCAATGCCGGTTCGTCGGCTGATCTGGTCGAACGCCAGATAGGCGTAATCCGCGTCGGTGTCGGACATCGCTTTGATGATGGATCGCTCGCGCCTCTGCGCCTCCGTCAGCGCCCGCACCGGCCCGTCCTCGGTCACGACAGGGGCTTCCGCCCGCACGGTCGGTCCCGTCATGTCAGCCGGCATGGGAGGCCTCCCTCAAACTGACGGCGCGTTCTGAGTAGATCGGAGTCCGAAGCTTCCGGGATTGGATCGCGGAGAGCTAAGCTCACGCGCGGCTTCCGCCCTCGACGGAATGAGTTCGCCGTCTGAAAGGCGTGCTCTGCACGTTGCTTCCGCGCCAATGCGGATCGGTTCTTCACGAGGAGGTCTGCATTCTCCTCCCGCAGCCTTTTCAACTCGGCCCGCATGGCGTTGAACTCGTCCGCCACAGCGTCCGCCGGACCATTCGTCAGCCCGGCCTCGCGAAGTAGCCCGAGGGTCAACAGCCCCGCGAACGTCGGCCGGAACTCAAATCGGTCCGCCTGCCATTTGTCAGGAGCGGCTATCGTCTCAATGAGACCCTTGCGCTCAAGCGTGTTCTCGACGGTCCCGGTGATGCGGAACGAGCCGCCATCGCACATACCGAGGCTGTGGACCTGATTGCGCGTGAGATTGAGAGAAAACGCCCCGCTGGTGGTGTATTCGACGAACCGATGATTGCCGCCCATCACCGCGCTCCCTCGGATTGAGCGGCCATGGCCCGGCAGGCTGCGGCCATGTCTTCTTCGGACGGCAGAGGCGGCTGTCGTCCATCCAGGATCGCCCTCATGAAGTCGTAAGTTACAGGTGCTCTTCTGCCCTTCGACCAGTCGATCCCGACCTCGCGGTCCATGCAGATTTCAAGGTCAGTCCAGCGAGAGCACAGCCGGGCCCAATGGATTGAACTTTGCGCCATTTCGCCGATGCGGGGCTTCCACTCTGGGATGAGGCCGAGAAGCCGAAGGCATCTACCGAGGTCCGCAGGGTCATGCGGATAACTGTCGCATCCATGACGCGCCCCGACGCCCATCATGCGCGCCCATATCGCCTTGGAGGATGTCCCGACGTCGTCGGAGACGATCCACTGCCTAGCCCGGACCTCTGGCGCGGTCCACGTCTCAGCGGTCATGGCGGCGTCCGTATGCGCGGCGCTGCCGCTGGTGCTGGCGGGGCGGGTCACGGGGTTTCTCCGGAGACGTAGAGGCTGGACCGCACGAGCTTTCGACGAAGTGCTTCTTGCTCAGCCTGGAACGCACGACGCTGTTCGCGCGTGATGGCGCTCGCGGCCGGTGCGAATGGCTTACCCTTCAATGGACGGGGTGGCGGATTACGGCTTCCCACATGCGAGGCGCGTCGCTCATCGACGCGGGCTCGTTCCGCCACGTCCGCAGCGGTCTTCTCGCGGTGCTTGTCGCGGAGGGCGGGCCGCAGGTTCTTCTCGCGGTGCTCTCCGCCGTTGGTCAAAGCGACGACGTGATCGAGGTCCCACGTATCGCCCGGCCTGATCTCGCGGCCGGACAGATGGCATCTGCCACCGCAGGCTAGAAAGATGCGCAGGCGCACACGGTCCGGGACCTTGCTGTCGGGGGTCTTGCCGACCCACTCGGGGATGCTGCGGCCAGTCATGCGGCCCTCCGCTCAGCCGGATCGGACCACACGACGCCATGCTCCGCGCCCCAGGCGAAGATGCACTCGATGAGGTCGGCCATCTCCTGCTTCGACAGATCGGACGACGATTGCCCCCACGGCAGGAATGTGGAGCCGTCCAAAGCAGGGATGAACAGCACCTCACGCCCGCAGGCGTGCATGAACAGCACCTTCCATTGGTCAGGCGTGTAGCGGCGACCGTTGTGCTCTTTCTGGCAGGAAACATCGGTGAGCATCGCCCACATCTTGTCGTTCTGAGGGATCGTGCGCTTCGTCGCCTTGAACTCTACGCGCGTCCCTGGCCGGCAATTCTGCGCCCAACGAACGACCTTTGCGCGATCGCTGGGGTTATTGAGGGTGACGAGTGCTCGGCTCATCCGACCCTCCTGAACGTGCCGCGCTGCCGGGTGAGGGCCGCGCTGATCCGATCCTGGTCGACTGCATCCATCGTCTCGTAGAGATCGATGTTCGCCGGGGCATTCGTGAGCCTGGAAAGCTCGACCTCACTGCGGGCATGCGAGATGAGTTCGATCAGGTGATCGGCCGCGCCACTTTCGGTCGGCAGAGGATCCGCCCGCGAAGCGACCAACTGAGGCCGCTGGCGATCATCCCCAGCGCGCGATTGGTCCGCAATTTCGCGCCGCACGTCGTTGACGTATTTGCTGTCGTCAAACCGGCCCATGAAGATGTCGCCGGCAAAGCCGATCATCGAGAGCGCCTTCACGAGCGCGTCGGTCACGGACTTCTTGGGGGCATCCTCATCGGTGAACGGCTTGCCGTCCTTCCTCTTGCCGCAGAATACGGTCTGACCAACGTGCTCAATGGTTCCGCGCTTGCCGTCCCATTCGTACCAGACCCTGACGCGGGCCATGTGGATGCGTTCGAAGAAGCCAGGATCAAGCAACGCTCCGTCCAGCAACTTTTCGTCGGCGATCTCGAAACCCCATCCGATACCGCAAGGTCCGAACGTCTCGGTTGCCTTGCGGACCAGGTAATGAGGCTTCGGAGAGGTGCCTTGATACGCTTTGCCGGTGATCGCCTTGGTGTGGGACGGGTCCGTGCGCTCGACGGCATTCCAGAGATCGAGGTTATCCATCAGACCGGCTGCCTCTCTTCGTGGACCGTGACGCCTGGCAGCGTGCGACGACCGGCATCGACTTGCCTTTGTGCGAGCGCCTCCAGAAACGTCAGCAACTCGCCATGCTGCTCTGACCAGACGAACCGAGCGTATTCCCGCCCATCCGTAACCTCGGCTCGATAGCGCGTGCGTAGGGTGACAGCGCGGGCCCCGCCTTTGGCGCTGGCCTTGTCGTTCTCGGCTCGCGTGGCGGCTACTTCGGCCGCCCTTGCTTCGCGGAGAAGACCTTCGGCGCGTTCACGCTCGGCTAAGTCCGTTGCTCGACTGGCTCGCATGGCCTCCAGAGCGGTTGCGGCCTTCGCGTCGGCTTCCTTGCGAGCGACCTCCGCCTTGGCCCGCTTCTCCGCTTCGACCTTCATAAGGTACGGTGCGAGAGCCGCTTTGCACGTCTCCGCCGCTAGGATCGCGCGACCCTTACCGCTCTTGTTGTCCTGGATCAGGGCGTTGTAGCGCGCCTGAACCTCGGCCTTGCCGTCGTCGAAGGGCTTGTTCTCCGCGATCCGGCGCTCGTCCGCCCGCCTTACGGCTTGGCGGATCATGTCGAGGATCTTGGACACTGCGTCGGCGTCCTCTTGCGAGTTGACGCCCTCTCCGTCGAGCCAGTTTGACGCCTCCAAAAACAACCCGTCGATCTCCTCGCGGGATTGCTCGAACGGGGTCGGCTCTGGCGGATTGTTATGGCCGATGGTGGCGATCACGGCAGACATCGGCCTACTCCGCAGCCAAGAGAGCGACTGGGACCGGCTCGCGGATCACGTCCCGAGCCGCCTCTACCAAGCCCTCAATCCGAGCAATCAGGTCCTGCACGTCCTCGCGAATGTTGGGATCGACCCGGCCGGATTGGCGGATCGCGAAGCCGATCGAGCTGATGTCTCCCGCAACGTCTCCGACCGCGCGTTCCGCGTGACGGATCTCGGCACGAGCAAGCTCGTCACAGCCCCGGATGCGCTCAGCGGCGACACGGTCAGCACCGTCACGATACGCCCCAACGACGGCGTCCACCGTGCCAGCGATGATTTGGCGCCTGAGACGCTCCGTCGTGCCCTGGCGGGCAATCTCGCAAGCGCGAGTGGCAAGGCCATCACTGTTCATTGCGTCACCTGCTGGAAATAGAGGGCGAGCCCGGACAGGACCCCGATCCCGAAGATGATCGTCCAGAGCGTCCGCACATTCGCGGCGTGATGCTGGCGGTTTGCCCATTGGCGGACGTGCTGGCGTTCTTGGGCGGCGCTCATGCCGCACCCATCACGTCGGCGTTGTAGATCGCGTCGTAGCGGCGCTCACGATCGTCACGCCGCTGGCGAATGCGGTCCGCTTCGATTTGGATCGGCGGCGCGACGTTGCCGTCAAACGCGTCCGTCAGCGCATCGCGGTGATGATCGGCATTGAACGCACGGCAGGAAAGCGCCGACTCGATCTCGTCGATAGCATCCCCAAGCAGCCGATCGGCGGCTACCACGTAGGACCGCAGGGTCGCCAAGCGATGCTCGACATCTTCTGGACTGGGATGAAAGCCGGTGCCCGACGAGACGACAGCTTGGGCGGCGCCAATGAGCGCCGCGAGAGCCGAAAGCCGGTCCGGCTGGGCTGCGCTACGGTCGAGGGGGAAGGCGGTGGAGGGCATCAGAGCGCCTCCCTCTCAGCCATAACTCGCATGTCAGCGAGGGCCTGCTCGTTGGTCTCGTAGAACCGGACCGGGCTCACCGGCATGGCCGGGTTGCTCTCGCGGTAGATAAGCTGAGCGGCCAATCCAGTGCCGTGAAAGCGCTCTAGCGCATAACCAGGCTCGCCAGCGAGATGAACGACCCATCCGGCCCGGCAATGCGTCGTGCCGCAGGTGTGCCAAGTGGCCATATCCAGCGCGCAGGGCTCGGACGCTGCGGCCAACACCTTCGCGTGGATATTCTCGATGGTGGGGATGACCGGAGACCCCGCCGCAAGGGGCGCGCTCGGATCACCCCTCAGGTTCTCGCGCCCGCTCAGAAAAGCGATATTCGAGCAGTCCGAGCAGCCCGAGCAGTCCGAGCAGCGCGAGCAGCGCGAGCAGTCCGAGCAGTCCGAGCAGCCCGAGCAGCCCGAGCAGCCCGAGCAGTCCGAGCAGTCCGAGCAGTCCGAGCAGCGCGAGCAGCGCGAGCAGTCCGAGCAGTTCGAGCAGTCCGAGCAGTCCGAGCAGTCCGAGCAGTCCGAGCAGTCCGAGCAGCGCGAGCAGCGCGAGCAGTGCGAGCAGCGCGAGCAGCGCGAGCAGCGCGAGCAGCGCGAGCAGCGCGAGCAGCGCGAGCAGTCCGAGCAGTCCGAGCAGTCCGAGCAGTCCCGACAATCGATCAGACTATCGAGCGCCTCCTGTGCTCTCTCACGCGTTCCGAAATACGCGATGGAACATCTGTTGCCGTTGGCGTCGGTGAGCCAGATCGGCTCGGCTGTGGTGGGAGTTGCGGCGTCGGTCTGCATGTGCGTCGTCCCGTTGGGATGACCGAACGCTATATATGTAGCGCTACCCAGTCAATATATTTGTAGCGCTACCCTGCTACATGCGACGCCCTGCCGCAGCCCACCGATCCGCAACCAGGAAAAAAACGTGATTTGCCACGCGCGCGCTCGACGCCCATATTGTCCGGGCGTGTGACACGGTGAATCTCCCGGCCGTGGCCAGACCGATCCATAAGAGATGCCGCTTGTTCGCTTGCGGGTGGCTCCTTCGATCCGGCGCTGAGCGTTATGTGGGTTTCGTTTGGGAGTGCCCACCACGCACGAGACGGGCGGCGAAAGCCGTCCGTTTTCGTTAGGACCGGACGATTGGGTCTCTCCGGTAGCGGCGCTGGGCCTCCACCGAGTTTGTCTTTCGGAACGACACGACCCAAACTTCTGAGCCGTCCGAGCTGGCTTTGATCGTCAGGTGGAACCAGGTCCCGAAGATGGCCCGGTCCTCATAGAGGATTGTTAAATGTCGGGGCCGGTCGGCAAGCACGCGTCCCCTCGCTATGGCGAAGGCCGTCATCGGGAAGTGAGCCGCAAGCAGTCGGTGTTTGAGGGCCGACTTTAGGGCGTAGTCGTGCCTCATTCGGACCAAGTCCGAGCTGGACCCAATTGCTAGCCTGAGAGGCTCGGGCAGACGGCACACGCTAACGGTCTGCGGCTGACCGAGGAATACAAAACGATGCCACTCTTGCTCGGTCAGAGGTCAAGCACCGTTCTCTTAACACGGCCGATCACCTCAAAATCGCGCCGCCTCTTGACGAAGATCGGTTTGTGGATGGCGTCCGTGGAGTAAGGTTCGAGGTAGGGGGGGTCCCCGCCCTGCCAGCGCTTGTACGTCGTCTCTCCCGCCAAGGCGAAGACGTAGCACAGGCCGGAAACGAGCGCGCGATCACGCTTATTTACGACGATCACGGACCCGTCCGGCGATATGCGATCCATTGAAGTTCCGTTCACCGTCAGCGCGAACCACTCGCCTGGTCCAAGATCAGCAAACGCGAGAAGAGGCACCTTCTCCGCCGGAATCTGCGAATTGGGTTCTTTGAGGCGCCCTGCGGTCACCTCGTCGAGTAAAGGTACTCGCGTAAGCCGGACCTCACTAGCCGCGTCCGGACCCGGGCTAAATCGCGGCGGCGTGCCGTCAAAGATCCACTTGCCCGAGACACCAAGAACAGCCCCCATGCGCTCGCAAACGTCAAGCGGCGGATCGAACCTGGACGCGAGGTAGGCCCGCATCGTCACGGCCTTCACCTTGCTCCGCCGCGCCAGTTCGGCGGCCGAAGGCACGCTGACGCCCCTCATGGCGTCTCGGATTCGTTCTGCGGCGTCCATGCGCTAGCGCCTAGCGAAACGCAGCGCTACAAACATGTTGACAGGGTGACGCTACAAATATAGCGTGCCGGATCATGCCCACCTGTTCCGACATCATCTCGCTTTGGCCGTCAGCGGAGCACTTCGCGGCGGACATCGGCCTTCGCTACGCATCCTATGGCCGGGTGATGAAGATGCGGGGACGTATTCCCGCAAAGTATTGGGATCGAACGGTTGAGGCCGCCGCTCGTCGGGGCATCAGGCTCGACCGGAACGACATAGCGCAGGCCCACGCCCACCCCGACCCCGAACCTGAAAGGGCGGCGCTATGAGCGGCGTCACCGTTCGCCCTCCAGCTTTCGAGGGCGGTACTCGGTCGGATCGATCTGCAATTCGCGAGCGATTACGCTCAATCGGTTCGCAATTAGCTGATTGTCGTCCCGGATTTTTTGCAGTCCTTCGCAAACGCCGAGTAGTCCTACGCACAGAGCTTGAAGTGTTGGAAGCTCTTGAGTTTTTGCCCCCATCAGCGCTTGGCGCAGTGCGAGTTCGGCTTCGTTCAACGAAATCCGGTCGCCACCATAGTTCTTCGGTCGATCCACAACAGTTCTCCATCGGTCCTTGCACTTCCGATGGTGAGCGGCTGGGCCGGTCTCCGCAAGGGACCGTGCCCGGCAAGCGCCGCCCCGATGCCGGGGCGGTTCCGGTCACGACGAATGCCCCGAAGCCGGTTGCGCCTGCGGGCGCGGCGGTACGTGTGCGAGAACTCGCATGAACCGCCTCACCGCGTCGCCCTACGGGCGCTTCGACCGCAAGCCCCTGATCCCCGGCGGGATGCTCCAGCGTCAGATCATGGCCGACTACGGCTGCACCGCTGAGCAGGCCGACGAAGTCCACGCATGGCGGCATAAAGACCGTCCGGTCGCCCTGATACGCAAGCTGGCAGGGCTCGACTGACATGGCCGACCTCGCTGGCTTCATCCACCATGCCGATGACGAGCATGCTCGCGTCCGTGCTGGATACACGAGCGAACTGGCGGTGCTGTTCTCGCTCGACGGCACGGAAATCCTCACGATCCGCAACGATCCCGAGATCATCGAGAGCGTGTGCAAGCTGCTCTGGGAAGTTGCCGCGAACGGCCGGCTCCTCAAACGACGCAAGGTCGCCTGACATGGGCGACGCCTATCCCATCCTCGCCAAGCTGTTCGCGGGAGCCGCGCTCTTCATAGCGTCGGGTCTGGCGCTGTGTGGTTTCGCCGCCTGCTGGGCTTTCAAGCAGGATGATCCGCAATGACCGGGCTCGTTATCGTTGCCCGATCGGAGAGCCGCCAGCCGCATGTCTCGCGTTGGCTGGCGTGCTCGTCCGTTTCCCCGACCCGGCCGCGCCTCCCCTGTGGCGGCCGGAACCTTGGGCGGCTCTGCCTCGTGCATCGAGCCGCCCGCCTTCTCTTCACGCCCGCCAACGCGACGGGCGAAGTGTCTCGATCCTTCCATGAGAGCTTCGACGTAAAGCTGCCAAGCACCCGTCGCTCTCGTTACGGTCGTCGCTCTGTCGTCGGCCTCCATGGTCTGTTGCTCCGTGCTTGCCAGCATAGGAGCCCACGATGGCAGGCCCGATCATCCCAGAATCTTGGACAAAGAAGCCGCAGGAGCGCCGCATGACTTCGGCTGTGTTGGACCACGCGCGGACGGTGGCGCGTGGCCTTGAGGAACGAGAACAACGCCGCCACGGCGGCTCGCGAGACGAAGCGAGAGCGCGGCTCGCTCGTCGGATCGGCGTACTTCCAGGCACCCTCTACACGCTCGCTCGCAACCGCTTGAAGCGGCTCGACGTGACGGTGAGGGATCGCCTGACCGATTACGCCATCCGAGATCTACAGAACGAAATCGGGAGGCTGAACCATGAGTTGGGGATGGCTAGGGCGCTGGGTGGCGGCGCGATGGCGGATCGTATGGGGGAGATTGAGCGGCACCTTGCCGCCGCGCGAGCCCTGATGGCCGAGGCCGGCATCGGGGAGCGATCCTGATGTCCGGTCGTCGGATTGATCCCGCCGTCGTCTGCCGCCTGTGGGACCACGGGGCTACGACGGAAGAAATCGCCCTGTTCTTCGGCAGTCGGAAGCGCGAGGCCGAGGTCTACAACCTGCTCTGGCGCGCCAGGGAGCGGCGGCGACAGGCGAAACAACGCCTTGCCCGCAGCGTCGCCCGCAGTGAGCGCAACCGCGACAGCATGGGCATCGCGACCGACGCGAGCGGCCCCGTCAGCCTTCCCCACGTCTCCATCCGAGAGGTCGCCTGATGCCCGCCGGCAAGCCCGTACCTTGGACGGAAGACCAGTTCCTCAAAGCCATCGCCATGCGCCGGCAGAACAAGCCGTTGAAGGCCATTGGCCGCGAGACGGGCATCTCAGAGCGATTGTTGGCGAGGCGGTTCCTCGACATCGACCTGGGCTTCAAGCCGTCGTTCCGGTCGGGCCAGGAAGTCGCGAAGCGCGAGCCTGTCGTCCCGCCGCGTCCGAAGATCGAGCGCAACCGCGAAGCCGAGCTGCGCCGCGCGGATCGTCGCGATGACGTTGGGTGCTGCCCGGCGAAGCGCGAAACAGCCTGCAACGAACACCTGCTCGACCTCCGGGACCATTTCAAGGACGGCCATGGCGAGGTCGCCATCCCGACCGAGGGATGCGCCGCTCGCGCGTCGAGCGCCGGCCGGGCTGCGTATGCCGGATCCTATACCGGCTCGCCTGCCGCCATGTGCGCTGAGGGCTGAGGATGGCCGTCCCGCGTGCCCGCACCTACGCCCCGCCAGCGCCCGCAATCTGTTCCGCCTGTGGTGAGACCACCTACGGCTCAAACGGCTACGGGGGCCGTCCGTACTGCCCGTATCCAGCCCATTGCACCCCTATCGCATGGTGGAACCACGATCCTGTCCGTCAGGCTCGGATTGCCGCTGAACGTGGATTGAGGAGGGCGGCATGACGACCATCGTGGACAAAATGACGGCCGCGGAAGCCCTGGCCTATCTCACGCCGCACAAGCTGACGGCGGACACCGCCCCGGTTGTCTTGACCGCTGGCAAGATGCGGGCGGCCTTGGCGGCCATCACGTCCGCCACCCCGGCCCCGAGTGGCGCGGGTGAGGTCGCGTGGCGCACCGGCTATCTCGATGGCTTTGACGCGGCGATCCGGAATCTCGAGGTCTACACGATCCGAGTGACGGCTGAGTTCGATCGCCAGTTCGACATGATCAAGGAAGGGCTGCTCACGCACCTTCGCGACAACTCGCGACGGATGCGCGCTTCCACCCCGCCTGCCACCCCGGTCGCCAGTCACCCTGACCATGTCGCGAAGCTGCATGTGGCGCTCATGCAGGCTCGACGTGATCTGGTCGCATCCGGGTACGTGGGAGCCGGGGAGCACGGCGCCGGCGATCCTGAAATCAATCGGATCGACGCCGTCCTCCGCGACGCGCCTGCCAGCCCGGTCGTGGCGGAGGCTTGGCGGCCGATCGAGACTGCTCCGAAGGACGGGCAGATAATATGGGCGTGGCTTAATCAAACCGGTGTCCACCAAGTCATGTGGATGACTGCAGAGGAAGTAGCAGAAGAGGAAGGCGGGTCTCCAAATGATTACGATCCCACTTGGGTCATGGCCTACGATACATCGGAACCTTTGTGGCCCAAATTCTGGTTGCCTTTCGATGCCCTCCCGTCCCCGCGCCGCTCCACCACGCCGCCAGCGACCTCGGATCGGGAGGGCTGAGGGATGCTGTGCTTCCGCGACACGACATTCTGCTCGTCACCGCCCGATCGCTGCACCTGCGGTCGACAATTCACCGAGGCTGATGCCGAAGCGGCCCGGCAATGGTGGGCCGGATGCCGGGGTGAACCGCCGATCGCCTTCCAGCTCATCTGCGGAGAGGCGCCGCCGGCGACCGAGGCCGAGGCTGACCTGACCACGGTGCTCGGCTCAGCTGCATCGGGTGAGAAGCCATGAAGGGAGAACAACTCCTCCAGGTGTCGCTCGTGGAAGGTCTGCGGCTGTGCCTTCCGTCGGGCTTCATCGTCCACCACTGCGCGAACAAGCCTCGCTCTGCCATCGCGGGCGCAATCGAAAAACGCATGGGTGCCATCGCCGGCTGGCCTGATCTCGAGATCATCGGCCGGGACGGGAACGACCGCCCGCACCACTGGTACGTCGAGGTGAAGCTACCTGGACAATACGCACCCGCCCATCAGCGCGACATCCACGATGCCATCCGCGATGTCGGCTATCCGGTGGGGATTGTGAAGTCGTGGGCGGATGTCCAGCGCCTCGCCAGCGAATGGAATCTGCCGTGGCGTGAAGCCGGACAGGGGAGGGGAGCATGAGCCCTCCTTGGATGCCGCTGTATATCGCAGACGGAGATCAGCGATGAGCTTCTACAATCCGAACACAACGGATGAAGAATGGCTGCTGTCCCTCCCGCCCTATAAGAGACGTCGCCGTCGGCTCTACGCTGCACGTGATCTCGGCACCCACACGAACGAGCAGTGGGTCGCCAAGCGGGACGCAGTTGGTCGCTGCGCAATCTGCGGCGCGTCTGATCGAGCCCTCCAAAAGGACCATATCGTCCCGATCTCACGGGGAGGATCGGAGGCAATCGACAACATTCAGCCTCTTTGCGGGCCGTGCAACGCATCCAAGGGCGCGCGATGAGTTCGCCCTGGTTTAAGTTCTATCCGTCCGACTGGCGTTCCGACCCAGCTCTCCGGCTGTGCTCCGCTGCTGCGCGCGGTCTCTGGATCGAGATGCTCTGCATCATGCACGAGAGCGAGCCGGCTGGATCTCTACTGATCAAGGGTAAGCCGGTATCGGAGGCGCAGCTTGCGGCCCTGACCGGCATAGCGTCGAAGCTGGTCGGGTCCTTGATCGTCGAACTTGATGAGAACGGCGTCCTCAGCCGTGATGGTGACGGGACACTATTCTCGCGACGAATGAGGCGCGATTCAGAAAAGGCCGCTCGGGATAAAGCCAATGGGCGGCGCGGCGGCAACCCCGGCCTTAAGGGAGGGGTTAACCCCCGTGTTAAGCCAACGGATAACGGTCGGGATAAAGCCCAGAGACCAGAGGCCAGAGACCAGAACCCTTCGGGTCCTAGCGATGATCAGGCAAGTCCCAGGCTCGACGGTAGAGGTGATCACAACCCCTCACGCCCATTCGCTTGGTCCGACGACGCTCCGTTCGGGAGGCTGCCGTCATGAACCGAGATCTTCGTCCCCACCAGGGCCGCGCGCTCGCCATGCTGCGAGAATCCCTCATGGCCGGGCATCGTCGGCCGATGCTTCAAGCCCCGACTGGCTTCGGAAAAACGCTGCTTGCCGCTGCCATCGTCGAGGGCGCCAGGGCCAAGGGCAAACGGGTCATTTTCACCGTTCCGGCGCTCTCGCTCATCGACCAAACCTTCGCGGCGTTCTTCGACGAAGGTATCCGGGATGTCGGCGTGATGCAGGGCGGACACCCCTTCACGGATCCGTCGAAGCCGGTCCAGATCGCGAGCGTCCAGACGCTCCAGCGCCGGCAGATTCCGCCGGCCGACATCGTCGTGGTGGACGAGGCGCATCGCTGGTTCGCCATGTACGGTTCGTGGATGTCCGATCCGTCGTGGCAGCGCGTGCCCTTCGTCGGGTTGTCTGCGACGCCGTGGACGAAAGGCCTCGGCAAGCATTACGACGCTTTGCTGATCGCCGCCACGACGGAAGACCTGATTGACGAGGGGTATCTTGCCCCGTTCAGGGTCTATGCCCCTTCGCATCCCGACCTGTCCAAGGTCCACACGGTCGCGGGCGATTATCACGAAGGCGAATTGGCCGAAGTGATGAACGAGCCCGTTCTGGTCGCGGACGTTGTCTCGACCTGGCTTGAGAAGGGGCAGGATCGACCGACCCTGTGCTTCGCTGTTGATCGGGCCCACGCCAAGTCGCTGGAGGAGAAGTTCCAGGATGCCGGCGTTTCGACCGCGTACATCGACGCCTACACGACGCGTGACGAACGCGAGAGCATCCGCAAGCGATTCGAGAAGAAGCATATCCAGGTCGTCTGCAACGTTGGGTGCCTCACCACGGGCGTCGATTGGGACGTGAGGTGCATCGTCCTTGCTAGGCCTACCCGGTCGGAGATGCTGTTCGTTCAGATCGTCGGGCGCGGACTGAGGACTGCGGCGGACAAGGACGATCTGCTCATCCTTGATCACTCGGACACGCATCTCAGGCTCGGTTTCGTGACGGACATCCGGCACGAGCGGCTTGACGACGGTTCTCCGCGTCCGGCCGCTGAGCGGGAGACGAAAGAGGCTCTCCCGAAGGAATGTCCGTCGTGTTCGTTCCTCCGTCCGCCGAAGGTCCAGGTCTGCCCGGCCTGCGGCTTCAAGGTCACAAAGCAACCTGGGATCAAGTGCGAGGATGGCGAGCTGATTGAGTTCGACCGGCATGGCAATCCGCTCGCGGCGGCATCGAAGAAGGCCGATCGGGAGACCAAACAACGCTGGTACTCGATGCTGCTCGGGCTCGCCCACGAGCGTGGGTACAAGTCCGGCTGGGTTGCGAACCAATACCGTCAGAAGTTCCAGGTCTGGCCACGCGGGCACATCGAGGTCGCCCTGCCGCCTTCGCCGGAGGTCCGGTCCTACGTGAAATCGCGGATGATCGCGTTCGCCAAACAGCGGGGGGCGCACCATGCACCCGCCGCTTAGGGAACGCGCCCTCGGTCGCTGGCGGGCGATCCTGCCGTTGCTAGGGGTGGATGCCCGCTACCTCACGGGCAAACATACCGCCTGTCCGATATGTGGTGGCGGCAAGGACCGGTTCCTGTTCGACAACAAAGATAACCGGGGCACGTGGATCTGCCACCAATGCACTGACCCGCAGGCCGGTGACGGCGTGGCCCTCGTCATGGCTGTCAACCGAATCGACTTCAAAGAGGCGGCAACGCGCATCGAAGGCTTGATTGGGGGTGCGCGTGTGGAGCGCCCCCGTCGTCAGCGCAGCGAGGGCGACAATCGAGCGGCCATGAATCGCCTCTGGACCTCGTCAGAGCCCGTTCGGCAGGGCGATCCTGTGTGGCGGCATCTCCACCGACGCACGGGTCTGTCCAGCGTTCCTATTTGCCTGCGGACGGCATCCCGCGTGAGGTACGAGGCCGATCCCCCCAGCTATCACCCGGCAATGATCACGATGGTGGTCGGTCCCGATGGAAAGCCCGCCACGCTGCACCGGACGTATCTGACCTCTGACGGTCAAAAGGCCAACGTCGAGGCGCCCCGAAGGATCATGCCGGGAGCAATCCCGAAAGGCAGTTCGGTATGGCTTGCAAAGCCTGGCGATGTGCTTGGGATCGCGGAGGGAATCGAGACGGCCCTAGCTGCGTCGAGCCTGTTCGGCGTGCCCTGCTGGGCTGCGCTCAACTCGACGATGCTGGCCTCGTGGATCCCGCCAGACGGTGTCCGCGAAGTCGTCGTGTTCGGTGACAACGATCCGAAATTCGGCGGTGCCGCTGCGGCCTACACGCTCGCGCACCGATTGGCCGTGCGTGGGCTAACGGCCAGCGTCGAGATCCCGAGCGCGGCTGGCGACGACTGGAACGATGTTCTGCTGCGGGACGGTGCGGGTGAAGAGCTTCGTCTCGAACGTGATGCGAGACGGAAGGGGAGGGCGGCATGAAGCACAAGACGGATGAGTTCAACACACAGGAGATTAAGATGGACGCGATGACCACACGCCTTGTGATGAAGAGGAACACTGCTGGCCTGAGGGATGTCCTGTTGGATGAGATCGATAGCCTCCGCAATGGAGAGTCCGACCAAGCGCGGGCGCATGCAATCGCGCGCCTCGCGAACGCGGCGATCTCCTCGGTGAGACTAGAGATGGACGCTTACGCCCACATGGATGCGGAACGTAAACTGCCTCACCAACCGCTCCAATTGGCGGCCGAATGATCTCGGTCGAAGAAAATAGAAAATCCGCGGCTTCGATCATATTTCAAAGCCGCGGATTTAATCACGTCAGATATCGGTTTTCCGAGGTCTGGTTAGAGGTATGCCTTAATCCTGAGTTCGAGGGATGTCCCACGATAGATGATCTTGTCTACACGTGCGGATTCCATTGCAGGCTGTGTGGAAAAATGCGTTTTGAGCTCGGCATGCTCATCGCCAGCAATGAATTTGCCTGCTATCAATGTGAAATAGAATACTCGAAGTATGAGAGGCGGTCCGCTCGCTATAAAAAATCGGCCACTGTTGAATTGTGGCTATCATGGTTGCTCTCAAGGAATGGCATCGGGTGCCTCAGACGATTGCTAGAACCTGACACCCGCCGCGCTCGTTTGATACAAGACGCCGTTAAACGGCGCGAAAAAAGGTCTACTAGGGCTTTTGCTAAGCGCATGAGCAAGAAAATCCCGAACAACGGTTGGTGTATATACCGAGGTGAGTACGTTTCTCGTTGGTCTCTGCCTAGCCACGCGATTGGTGTACGGCCGCCCACAAGGTGCTCGCGATGACCCTCTACCGCCCCCGTGGCCCCATCATCCAAGCCTTCCGCATGGGCTTCTCCGATCCTGTGCCCGGATGGGTGCGTGAGATCGAGGCCGACCGTGAGAATGAGGCGATGATCGCCTGTGCCACGCTCGACGAAGCCTGGATCCTCCGCCGTCCCGATGGCGAGATCAGGACGATGGCCCATTGGTTGTTCACGAAGGAATACGAGCCGGTGGAGGGTGGAGCGTGAGGCTCGTCCCCGTTCTTCACCGACGCAAAGACACCCCTGACAGGAGGCGGATCGTGATGGTGGCAGAGATCAGGCGGAAGACGTTCTCTGGCGCCGGGCGACCGCCCCGGCAGAATGTCCAGCGACACGCGAACAGGAGGATCGTGCGCGCCGATGTAGGCGAGAGCAAGGAGAGCGTGATGGCGGCCGGACTTGATGCGCGCGTGCGCCACTTCGGCGTCGAGAAAAGCGACGCGGACAACCCGCTTCTGTCCACTGCCTTCGGGCGCCTCTATGTCGCCGGGGGCATCGCCAAGTCGCAGCTCGAGGCCGGGAAGCGGTTCGCTCGTATCCAGGCCGCCATGTCCGTCCTCGACGATACCCGGCCCGGCTACGGCTGCCCTCTCCTGGCGAGGATCGCGTGTGCGTCGGGCAGCGACCCTTACGACCGACTGGACCCGGAATTGGCCTGGGACGAGACGGATGCGCGCCGCCGCCGGGACATCATCGACCGCATTCGCCGGGATGCGAGCGAACTCACGTCCGCCCTGTGGGAGATGGAGGGTCGCCTCGAAACACGCGGCGCTAGCTATGCCATGTCCCGCGTCATCCTGTGGGACGATGCGAGCTTGCTGCAATCGGCCGAGCACCTTGGCGTGCTTCGCTGTGGATTAAACATCCTCGCTCGCATGTGGGGCTTTACCAAGGCTTGACTTCAAGCGCGCCGTGCGGCGATATGCAGTCTTCCGATTTGCGCTTGACGTCGGCAGGTTCGGTCAGCGCCCCTACATGATCCGCCTCAAGACCGCTTCGGCGGCAAAGTTCAGTGTGTGGTTTCGGCCAGCGGGAATCCAAGTCTCGCCCCGACTCTTGGAAGTTAGGTAACGGGTCCGACGAAATCCGGGTAGGCGGACGGCCTTTGCGACAGCTTGGGCGCTGATTACGGTCACTGATACTCGTCCCTGCTCTGCTACGGCATCAGGCATTCAGATCTCACGGCGACCTGACGAAGCACGCAGGTGCGGCCCACCGGCGTAACAGGTTGTCGGCCAGGGTAGTGTCTGGCCCGTGAGACATTACCCCGGTGGAGCTTCGTTGGTTGAAGCAACCGCCTCTAAAGCGGATTGAGCGGGTTCAATTCCCGACACCGGGTCCATTTACAGGAGACGATCATGGCTTAGGTAGCTCGACAGCGAGGACCTCCGTTTCTCGGCTCAATTCAGCCGATTCTGAAACAGGAGATCCGAAGATGAACGTGTTCCTCAAGGTCAAGATCAAGAGCCTCGCAGCCGAGGCGGTTATCATTCGCAAGGAAGAGCGCCGGCATCGCGGCGATACGAAGACGTCGCTGCATACCCATCGCATCATCGACGTCCGTCGAGAGGCGCGCGCAGCGCTTCTCGCCTACGGGTTCCTTCGAGGCCGTGCTTACGTCGCGATGGAGAGGCCAACGCCTCGTGAGCGGCCAGCCTGGCAACGGGTCGAGCATCTCGTCAAGAAGTACGGGACAGATGACATCCGGGACCGGATGCAGCGTTTCTCGGAATGGAAGGCCGACGCGGCCTGAATGAGCTTCGCCGGGTGTGCTTGGAAACAGAAACACCCGGTAATTTTTCTGAGGCTGTCCGCCATGGACCTCGCTGATTTCATCCGCCTCATTCAGGCATCAGCCAAGAAGCTAGCGCAGGGTGGACGATGACGCTCAACGATTTCCGAGCTTGGCTCGACGGTTTCGTCGAAGGCGCCAAGGGCGATCCGACGCCGGAGCATCTTGAAGCGATCCGGGCTAAGCTCGCGACCGTCGCGCCTAATTTGCCGAGTCTGGCGAGCCTTGGCCCGATCGTCTCGCCTTCAAAGCCGCCGCCTGTTCAGTGGCCGCCGCCGATCAATCCGTCGTCCCTCGGACCCTGCAAGATCACGTACGATGACCCAGTGAATACGACGGTCACGATCTGACATGCGCCCCATCTGTCCCGCTCTCTCCGCTGTCCGTGCTCTCGCATCCGGTCAGGTCATCGTGAGGCGGATGTGAGCATAGGGCTTTGGGCTCTTCCGAGAAGCCGCACCCCGTACTCATCGTGCCGTTGGTATGTGTGCAAGGCGAGGGGTAGGCGCGGGCCTCACGTAAAACGAATGGCACCCCGTGATATGGCGTACTGGCGCGCACCGCTGGCCGGCCTTGCCCTTCTCCTAAAGGTTACGAACCGTCCAGGTCGGCGGAAGATGAGATCCTGACGAGGACGCCGCAGCCCCGGGCTGAGACGGCCGCTTGCTCTGAGGGGTTAGGAGCGACCCCTTAGTTCACGCGCGAGGTCACGACCTGGCGCGCTTCAGACGCTCCTCGACCTCGTGTAGATCCACGATCCGATCTACGACGTGACGCAGCAGATCCACGTAGACGCCGGGGCGCGGATCATCATCGCCCGCGACCCATCTCCGGACAGTGCGATCCGAGACGCCCAGCGCGCGGGCGATCTCGGACTGCCATCGCTCCCCATAAAGGGCGCGGCCGGTATCAGCCAGTAGGCGGCTCATGTGATGGGGAGACCGACCCGCTCGCACTCTCCCTCGTTCGGCTCGAAGGATCCACACGCGAGAGCATTGGTGATGCTAACGGCAAGCACGCCGTCGCACATGGCATAACGCTTCGCCGTGACGGGAGCGCCGACATCCCGATCGATGAATTGGCCTTCGTCCGTACGCGTCAGAAACAGGTAGCCGGGCCGGAATTCGGTCTCGGAGATCTTGTCGAAGCCAGCGAGCCTGAAGGTCTTCATCGGGTCTCTCCCTTATGCGGCGGGGCCAATCCCCTTCCGACGTCCTATAATTAGGACACAACTATGCGGGCGTCAAGCGGCGATTTCAAAAAACATCGTGGAAACGTATATTCCTACTCATGGTCCCCACCATGAGCGCGGACGAGGTCGAGGTCGCCATGCTCAAGGTTCTGACGTGATCCCCCGCTTCGCCACGTTCCTCTCCAGCGCGAGAGGCTTCGTCGCCACCATCGCCATGATGGTCGTCGGCCATATCGCCTACGCCGTCACCGGCTTTTCTGACACGACGCTCCTCGCGCTCAACCTCGCTCTGTCGGATGCGGCTATCGTGATTGCTGGGATCATCCTGGTAGCGGGCGCGACGGACACCAAGGCGATCCAGACCAAGCTGGACGAGATCCTCCGCGCCATCCCGCAGGCCGACGACACGCTCATCGGGATCGAGCGGCAAGGGGCAGTGTGAAGTGCCTGTCCTCTCCAATCCTCGCCACGAGAAGTTCGCTCAGGAACTCGCCAAGGGTGTCAGCCAGTTCGAGGCGCATGGCCGAGCGGGCTTCAAGGCGCATAGGAGCAACGCTAGTTCTCTAGCGCAGGACAATAGCATTTTAGCGCGAGTGGCTGAAATCCAGTCCGAGAACGCTGCGCAAGCTCAAAAGGCCACACAGGAAGCGGCCGAGCGCCTGTCGCTATCTCGCGAGTGGGTTCTAGAGCGCCTTCGCGACAATGCCGTCCAGGCGGCCGACCAGGGCGATTTCGGGCCGAGCAACAAGGCGCTGGAACTCATCGGCAAAGAGATCGCGGGGATGTTCGTTGATCGCAAGCGGCTCGACATCGACGGGGAGCTTCGCGGCCTCACCGACGCTCAACTCATCGCGATCCTTGCTGGCGATGAAAGCCCGGAAGGAAATGGCGAGACGAGCGGGGCTTCGCGACCTCACTAGCTTCGCGCGTCTTTGCGGGTTTGAGCCGGCCCCGCATCACGCTTTGCTCATCGACGAGTTGGAGGCTCTGGAGCGCGACGAGAACGACTTCCTGCTTGTCGAGATGCCCCCGGGTTCAGCGAAGAGCACTTACGTCAATTGGCTGTTTCCAGCTTGGATCGTGGCGAGGCGACCCGCGCAGAACGTTCTTTCGTCATCGCATTCAAGCGATTTGGCCGAGCGGTGGGGCCGCCGTACTCGCAACCTCGTCACGCAATGGCAGCAAACATTTGAGGTGCCGCTTTCCGCAGACAGTCAAGCGGCCTATCGTTGGTCGACGACGATCGGCGGCGAATATTATGCGGTTGGCGTTGGCGTCGGGATTATGGGATTTCGCGCGGACCTCGGCATCATTGATGACCCGTTCGGGAGCCGGGAGGACGCAGAGAGCAAGCGCATACGTGACTCGCGCTGGGAATGGTATGTCAACGACTTCTCGTCGCGACTCAAGCCGGGCGCCAAGCGGGTCCTCATGCACCAGCGGTTCCATGAGGATGACCTCGCGGGCCGCGTCGTCGATCAGCTTACGCGTATCGGCAAGCCGTTTCGGCGGCTCAAGATCAGGGCAGAGTCCACGGGGCTTGACGATCCGCTCCGCCGGCCGCTTGGCGAGATGCTTTGGGACGATCCGAAGGGTTACAACTACGGCCAGTTCCTTCGGGACCGGAAGGCTGAGAGCGATACGCGAACGTGGTCCGCGCTGTATCAGCAGGAGCCGGTGCCGGACACGGGCGACTATTTCAAACGGGAATGGCTGATCCCGGTCCCGGATCATCTCATCCCACCTCGTGCCGCGCTGTCGATCTATGGCGCATCCGATTACGCCGTGACCGACAACGGTGGCGACTACACGGTCCATGTCGTTCTAGGTTTGGACAGCGACGGCAACCCGTGGCTGGTCGATCTGTGGCGGGAGCAGGCCGCATCGGACGCATGGGTTTCGGCGTTCTGCGACCTGGTTCGGAAGTGGCGACCCGGCGGTTGGGCTGAAGAGACGGGTCAGATCAAATCCGGCGTCGGCCCCTTCCTCACCCGCGAGATGCATGCCCGCCACGCTTACGTGGCCCGAGAGCAGTTTGCGACCCGAGGCGACAAGTCGGTCCGCGCTCAATCGTTTCGCGGGCTCATCGCCACGAAAGGCCTGCGGATCCCGACCCGGGCACCGTGGCGAGCGGCGCTGGAAGCCGAGATGCTCCGGTTCCCCGCAGGCGTCCATGACGACCAAGTGGATGCGCTGGGTCTAGTCGGTCAGCTCCTAGACCGGATGCGTTCGGCGCTCCCGCCGAAGATTGAGGCCGCCGTTCCGAAGGCGAAGCCGGGCCAAGTGATGCTGCCAGGCCCGCCGATACCGTCGAGCGGCGTGAGGATCAGAATATGACCCGCGTTCAGCTATTGAAAAAATACGGAAAGCTCGTCCGTCCCAATCTGAGCGACTGGAATGGGTGCGGCTTGATCCCCGTTGGGTATTTCTCTGATTGTCGTTTGATCACTTTGCGCGTTCCCTTCACAAAGAGGCTGTTCGTGATCGCTTCTTACGTTCGGAGTGCGACCCAAACTTCGTTCTCGTTAATGGTCTACGACCGTTCTTGCGGGGCGGTTTATTATCGTAAACGCGTCATCTCGCGCGTGATGTCGGGCCTCAGTCTCCGTGGCTGAGGATATCGACAACGTCGAGACCGACGACCCCATCAGCGACAAGGAGCCGAAGTCCTCGCGGTCGTGGCTTGCGATGGTCTCCGAAGCTGAGAAGGCGTTCGGCCCGTACCACGACAAGGCCGACAACATCGACAAACTGTATGCCAGCCTGGACAGGCTCGCCAGCATGACCCGGGACCGCCAGTTTCAGTTGTTCTGGGCGAACATTCAGGTGCTTGGGCCGTCGATCTATTCGCGCCCGCCTGTGCCGGTGGTTGTCCCCCGCTTCCGTGACCGCCGCCAGATCAATCAGACCGCATCAGAGCTGCTGGAGCGATCCACGTCGGTTGCCTTCGAGATGGAAGACATCGACGGGCTGATGCGCCTCGTTCGAGACGACCTTGTCGTGACTGCCCGCGGCTGCATCTGGGTCCGGTTTGAGAAGCGCAGCAAGGACGATCCCGAGCGGGTGTGCCTGGAGCATATCCAGCGCCGGGACTTCCTTCATGCGCCGGCCCGTAGCTGGCGCGAGGTGGACTGGGTTGGTAAGCGGTCGTGGATGACGCGCCGTGAGATGCGGAAGCGGTTCCACCCCAATTCGCGTGACGCCTACCAGAACGCTTCGTTTGAGGTCCGTAAGGACGCGAACGATACCGACGACGGACGGCAGAAAGCTGCCGTGTGGGAGATTTGGCACAAGGGAGTAAACAAGGTCGTTTGGATCAGTGAAGGTGTTGACGTCCTCCTGGACGAGGGAGAACCCCATCTGAGCCTAGAGGGCTTCTTCCCCTGTCCGCGACCCGCCTATGCCACCGTACAGCGCGGGTCGTTGGTCCCCGTGCCCGACATGGTCTTCTACAAGGACCAGCTGGAGGAGATCAACGAACTCACCGGGCGCATTTCGGCGTTGTCCGAGGCGGTGAAGCTTCGGGGCTTCTACCCGGCCGGGATGGGGGAGATCAGCGACGCGGTCGAGGCTGCGGTCAAGACGCAGAGCGACAGCGTCGTCCTTGTCCCCGTGTCGAATTGGGCTGCCATTGGCGAGGGCTCGGTCAAGGACATGATCGTCTGGCTTCCGCTGGACATGGTCGTGGGTGCGATCCAGCAGCTCGTCACGATGCGCCGTCAACTCATCGACGACGTCTATCAGGTCACAGGCCTGTCCGACATCATGCGGGGCTCCACGGCGGCATCCGAGACGCTCGGTGCCCAGCAACTCAAGAGCCAGTACGGCTCGATCCGCATCCGTGATCGCCAGGACGAATTGGTCCGCATCGCTCGCGACGTGGTCCGGATCGCGGCCGAGATCATGGCGGAGAATTTCCAGGCCAAGACGCTCATTGCGATGTCCCAGTTGGATGTCGAGACGGACGCAGATCTTGCCAAGCGCACCAAGCCACTGCAAGACAAGCGCAGCGACCTCAAGCAACAGATCAAGGACGGAGAGGCCGAGCGCGCGAAGACGATCAAGGACATTGAGGGCGCCCAAAAGGACCTGGAGACGATGAGGTTCGCTCGGGCAAATCCAGAGCGAGCACAGCAGATCCTCCAAGAAGCCCAGGGACAGGTACAAGCCATCACGGATGGCCTCGCGAAGGCTCAGGCACGCATCGCCGCACTCGATGCAGAGATCGAGAAGCATGCCGAACTCCCGACCGTGGAGCGGATCACCAAGCTCCTGAAGGACGAGCGGCTTCGTCCCTTCGTGCTCGACATCGAGACCGATTCGACGATTGCGCCTGATGAGAACGCACAGAAGCAACGGGCGACGGAATACCTCACCGCCATGGGTTCGCTCATTGCGCAGGCCATGCCGGTGCTGACGGCCTTCCCGGAAGCTGCCCCGCTCGTGGGGGATACGATCCGGTTCGCGCAGGCTCAGTTCCGCGCCGGTCGGCAGATGAACCAGACGGTTGAGGACTTTGTGGACCGGATGAAGGCCTTGGCCGAACAGCCCGCTCCGAAGCCGGACGACGGCGCGGCTCAGGCCGCAGAGGCCGACCAAGCTCGGATGCAGGCCGAGATGCAGGTCAAACAGGCCGAACTGGCGCTACGGGGCCAAGAGATCTCCGCGAAGGTCGCCGCGATTGGTGCCGAGAGCCAAGCAAAGCAGGCCGAAGTCGGGGCGCGGGTTCAGACGATCCAGATCGAGAACGCCGGCAAGCAGGCTGAGTTTGAGCGCATGGCCATGTCCCTTGATGCGAAACGGGCGATGGACGCCGAACGGCACGGGCAGGACATGCAGCTTGGGGCGCTGAAGGTGCAACTGATCCAGGCGCAGATCCAGAGGCTCGGGGCGCAGGCCGCTGGCGACGCACAAGCTGCCGCAATCGACGCCGAGCAGCATGACGCGGACATGGCGATTGCGGCAGCGAGTGCCCAGCCTGACGTGATGGTGGCGGTGCCGGAATGAACTATCGGCAGGCATTTGAAGTGGCTGATCTAGCTATCCAAGACAGGCGCCAGAAGGGCTATGAGCATCCAGGCGGCCTTGCTCGCGAAATGGCGCTGGCTGCCGTCAAGGCCGGAGAAAATAACAAACAGCAGATCGACGCTATGATTTCGGTTATTGCTTCTGCCGAAGTCTCGGCATTCACTTTCAACCATGGCGCAGGCATATGAGCGCCTACAAGGACAACTTCGCCCTCATCGACTGGTCTTGGGCGGTTAGGCTCCCAGAGGGACGCGAGCGCCGCATCGTCGAGCGGTCCGACCTCGCCTGCCCGATGGTGGTGACGGACAGCATGTCGCCGGTCCAGTCCATGACGAACGGGCAGCTGTACGACAGCAAGTCCGCCATCCGGGCGGAATACAAGCGGGCTGGGGTCGTCGAGGTCGGGAACGATCCGGCCCGACTGCAGACACGCCGGCGGCCCAAGGTCGACCGTCAGGCCGTCAAGGATACGCTGGACCACGCAACGGCCCGCTTCGAACGCGGCGAACGCGCCTAAGCTCGCTCCTCTCAAACAGGACGTACCATGTCGGAAGTAGACGGAGGCGCTGTTGCGCCAGCCGAAGGCGTTTCTGCGCCCGCCACCCCGGTCGCAAGCCCGGACCCAGGCGTTCAAACGCCCAAGCCCGTCAGCGCGGAGCCGATTGCGGCCCCCGAGCCCAAGGCCGAGCCCGAGCCGAAAAAGCCCGAACCCACGCCGCGCGATGCCATCCGGCGCGCCGCAGACAAGGTGGCGGCCGACCAGAAGGCTCAAGCCGAGAAACCCGTACCCAAGGTGGAGCCTGCCAAGGCCGAAGCCCAGGCGCCAGCGAAGGCTGACGGCCCGTCACGAGACACCACGGGTAAGTTCGCCGGGAAGGAACCATCCGCACCCGACGCGGGCGCCGCGTCCAAGCCCGCAGATAGCCCCGCTGACAGCCCCCAATCAAAGCTGGCGCCCGACACGGCGGCCAAGCCTTCGTTCACCGCCGGCGAGCCTCCCGCCCGGTTTTCCGCCGCAGCCAAGGCTGAGTGGGCCGCCGCACCGGAAAGCGTCCGCGCCGAAGCCGAGCGCGCCATCAAGGAACTGACGGCAGGCCACGAGAAGTATCGGGGCGATGCGGAGGAGTTCGGCAAGCTCCGGGAGTTCCACGAGGTCGCCAAGGCCAACGGCCGCGATCTTCATGCGGCCCTGACGGACATGAAGCGGCTGGAGGACGCGTTCCAGCGTGCGCCGTTCGAGGGATATGAGGCCATCGCGGCGCGTCTCGGCCATGGATCGTTCCAGCAGGTGGCGGAAGCCTTCCTTGGACGGGCACCCGACCAGGCCGCCAACGCCACGGCCGCCGCAGCGGCACAGCTTCGCCAACGCGCGGACCATTTCGAGCGTCTCGCGACGCAACAGGCGCATGAACTCGCCTCGCTCCGGCAGGAGAAAGAGACAGTCACGGCGGACACGATGACCCGCCAGATCGAGGATTTCAAATCCCAGCCGGGTCGCGAGCGGTTCGACGAACTCCGTCCCGCCATCTCGCGGCTGCTTACTGCCGGTTTGGCCGAGGATTTGGACGAGGCCTACCAGATGGCCTCCACCCTGAAACCCGGCCCACAGAATTCGGCGCGCACCGCGCCAGCACAGACCCCGGAGCCGCCGCCCGCCGCTCCGGCCATCGACCTGACGGCTCAGACCCAAAAGGGTTCGAAATCCATCGCAGGCGCGCCTTCGCCCGGCTCAAACCCGGCTGCACGGCAAGCCTCTTCCTCAATCAGAGACGCCATTCGCCGTGCCGCAGCGCAGGCGGGGTAGTCGCATCATGGAGGGGCAATCATGGCCCTAACCGCAGTCGAGAAGAACCAGGAGATCCTGTCTCTTGCCCTGGAGGATCGCTCCAAGGGATACCAGGACCTCGTCTCCAATTCCAACGCGCTTCTGTCCGTCCTGAAGCGCAAGGGCCTGTTCCAGACCTATTCGGGGCCTCGCATCCGGGAGCGCCTGCTCTACGGCAAGACGGGATCCACCGTCTGGTACAACGGGTACGACTTCCTGAACCCCGTGCCGGCCGAGCTGTTCAGCGACGCCGAATACACCCCCAAGATGTGCGCGGTCAGCGTCGTCCTGACGAACGAGGAGATCCTCAACAACGAGGGCTCCAATCAGCTCATGGACGTCATGGAAGCCCACATCGCGGCGGCCGAGATGGAGTTGATGGACGAGGTCGATATCTCGCTCCACGGCAACGGCACCCGATTCGGCGGCAAGGAACTCGGTGGGCTCCAGCTTGCCATCCCGACCGTCGTGAATTCGGGCGTCTACGGCGGCATCGACCGTGGCGCACAGCCGATCTGGCGGACGTCGTCCTTCGACGCCAACTCCGCCTTCCCCTCCATCGGCACACAGGTCAACGCCACGACCATCCGGCCGATGCTGAACTCGATCATGACCCAGCGGTCGCGCGGCAAGCGGGGTGCCGATCTGATCCTCATGTCGCCCGAGCACTACGCCGCATACGACGCGGCGACGACGGCGATCCAGCGGATCAATGACGAGTCCAACATGGGCAAGCTCGGCTTCTCTTCGCTGAAGTACTACGGCGCGGGGCGCATGGCCGAGATCGTTCAGGAGGGCGGCATCGGCTCGAACATGCCGGCGAACACCAGCTACGGCCTCGACACCGACAGCCTGCGGATGCGCTACCACCCCGAGCGGAACTTCGACAAGATCGGCCGCTCGCTGATGCCGGTGAACCAGGACGCCGTCGTGCAGCACATCGGGTTCATGGGCGAGCTGACGATGGTGAACCCGCTTCACCAGTGGAAGCTGTACGACAGCAACCCGGCGGCCTGATCGGCCTGACGAACCAAGGGGCGGTACGCAAGCCGCCCCTTTCCTCGTTCAACCTCACAGCAAAGGAGGCCGATCATGGCCGCAACGTCCGTCTTTCATACCCCTCACCTCGGTCAGCCGCCGATCAATTTCACCGGCGCACAGTCCACGGCCGCCGGTCGCTCGACCCCTGGCCCCTGGCTGGGCGACATCCATCGCAACCAGGATCTCAGCGCCGGCTACGGCACGGGCGAGTTCATCTATCTCGCTGGCGTCGCTGGCACGGTGCGAGGGTCCTGGGTCGTCTTCAACCCCGACGATTTCGGGACCAGTCTGCTCAGCACGGGACAGACGACCCCTGGCGTCGTCGCGGTCGCGATGTCGCCGAACGTCGCCGGTCAGTACGGCTGGTACCAGATCAGCGGCAAGGCGATCGGTCTCGCGGCGGGCGGCTTTGCCGACAACGGACTCGTCTATGCGACGGCGACGCCGGGCACCGTGTCGTCCACGGTCGCCGCTGGTTTCCGTGTGCTGAAGGCTCTCGGTGCATCCGCCGTGGGCGTGCCCGGTGCGGGCCTGGCCGAGTTCGAGATCGACCGTCCGTCCATCACCGCCGGCGCCGCCAACTAAGGCGGGGATCTCACCGCAATGAGGGCGGTCTTCGGGCCGCCCTTTTTCATGTCCGAAAGGCTCCCCGATGTCGTCCACGTCTAATCTGCTCACGCCCGTGTTCAGGGTCCACACATCTGCCAATGAGACCCGGTCCAAGGCCGAGGGGCGCCCGATCTTCGAGGACCTGGAGGTCGTCGAGATCCGATTCGCGGGCGATCGCCAGAAGGTTGCCGTGTTCCCGGCCCATGACGCGGAGCCGAACGCGACCCGGATCGCCATCGCCAGCGGGGAGATTTCCTCGAGCGAGGTCATCACCTACGCTCAGGTCTATGCCCCGCAGTACCAGCAGTTCAAGTCGTCTACGACGCAGAGCGTCAGCGGAACGCCTGTCGAGGAGCTGCCGTTCGTCACCGCCGCGAAGCGGAGCGAGCTGAAGGCGCTCAACATCCACACCGCCGAGGCTCTGGCGGCGCTCGATGGTACTCCTCTCAAGCAGCTCGGCATCGGCGGTCGCGAACTGAAGAACCAGGCTGCGGCCTATCTTGAGAACGCCGCCGGTAGCGCCGACGTCACCGCGCTTGCGGCAGAAAACGTCGCGCTCCGGCAGGAGATGGACGAGATGCGGGCCATGATGAGGGCTTTTCAGCCTGCGGCGCCCGCCCCCATCCCGGAGGAGGACCCCGAGCCCGACTATCAGGGCAAGAGCCTGGACGACTGCACGGACGCCGAACTCAAGGCCTACATCAAGGCCGAGACGGGTGAGCCTGTGCGCGGCAACCCCGGCCGGGAAAAGCTGGTCGCGCGGGCGATGGAGATCGCCACGGCGCCGGACAGCGATAAGGCTCATTAAGTGAGCCTTCTAACCATCGTCCAGCGGGCCTGCCGCAACCCGGCCATAGGGGTAGTGCCCCCGAACGCTGTGGTCGCGTCTATGGATCCGCTGGCGCTGGGCATGCGTGAACTGGCGCGGATCGATGCCGAGGACCTCGCAGGGCGCATCGATTGGGACGGGCTGATCCGCGAGCATACGTTCACGACGGTCGCGAATACGGTGCAGGCCGGGGCCTTGCCGGACGATTTCGGCCGGTTTCCGTTTCGCCAGGATGATCGCGGCGAACTGTACGATGTTGCGAGACGTGATGGCCTAGCAGGGCCGACGAACGATCATCAGTGGCGCCGCGTGACGAACGGTTTTGCGGGCTGGACGACGGGCTGGCGCACCATTGGAGGCGTTCTCCAGATGGCCCCCGCACCTCCGGCCGGACTGACGATCTCGTTCAGCTACGTCAGCAAGCACCTTTTCGAGTTGGGCGTGGTCGGGTCCGAGGATTGGACGTCGGACGCCGATGTCTGCCGTATCCCAGAAAGCCTCATCACGTTGGGTGTGATTTGGAGGTGGAAGCAGGCCAAGGGCTACGAGTATGCGGAGGATATGCGGACGGCCGAGTTGGCCGTCGAGCGCGCCGCCGGTTCTACCCGGGGCCGCCGCATGCTGACGATTGGCACCTCTCGGTTAAGAGCCGACGATTTCGCCTATCCGTGGGCCTTGGGCCAGTGAGGCGAGCCGTCCTGGCCCCTAAGCGTCGCGGGGGCTCAGTCAATAGAACGGTCTCCATCTCGCCACCAACTGGCGGATGGAATGCACGCGACCCGCTCTCGGGAATGGGCGCAGCCGATGCGCTAACCCTGGAGAATTGGCTTGTGACACCCGGAGGAATCCGGGTCAGGCCCGGCAAACAAACATGGGCCACTGGTCTCGGCACCTACGTCGAGAGCCTGATGCCGTGGTTCTCCGCTTCGGGCAATAACAAGCTGTTCGCGGCGGTCCCGAACAACATCTATGATGTCACAGCCCAAGCGGCGGTCGGCCCTGCGGTTCAGACTGGCCTGTCGAACGGTCGCTGGCAGCACACCAACTTCGCCACGCCGGGAGGGCAGTACCTCGTCCTCGTGAACGGGTCCGATGCGCCCCGCCACTATAACGGCACGATCTGGACCTCGCCTGTCATCACAGGCACCTACAATGGGGTCGCGCTCAACGCGAATAACTTCATCCATGTCGAGCCGCATGTTGGCCGCCTCTGGTTCGTCGAGAAGAGCACGCTACGGGGCTGGTACCTGCCCGTGCTCCAGATTGCGGGCACGGCGACGCCGTTCGATCTTGGGCCGTTCTGCTCTTTAGGCGGGGAGCTACTCGCCTCCGCGAGCTGGACGGTCGATGGGGGGCAAGGTCCCGACGACTACGCCGCCTTTATCACCTCGCGTGGTCAGGTCGTGGTCTACCAAGGCACGGATCCTGACAACGCCGCTACGTGGCAATTGCGGGGCATCTACAAGATCCCCGAGCCTCTGGGTCGGCGCTGTACCTACAAGCTGGGCGGCGAACTCATCATCCTGACGATCCAAGGCCCTATCGCGCTTTCCCAGGCCATGAGCCTGTCCGAGACGGGGCAGGCCAACCAGGCCCTTACGACCAAGATTGGGAACGCATGGCGGCAGGCCGCTGAGTTCTCGTCCGCGTCCTTCGGCTGGCAGGTTTCCGAAAACCCGCGCTACGGCTTCATGGTCATGAATGTGCCCGTCCGCGAGCGCGTTCAGCAGGACCAATACGTCTTCTCGACGCAAACGGGCGCATGGTCGAAGTTCACGGGTCTGAACGCGGGATGTTTTGCCTGGTTCGGCACGGCCATGTTCTTCGGCGGGAACGACGGAACCGTTTACCGTCTCGATGGGGTCGCTGACCTCGGGCTACCGATCCTCGCGAGCTACCAGCACGCCTTCACGGACCTCCGGTCGGTATCGAACAAGCGGCTTGTCATGGCGCGTCCGCGAATTGTGGCCCCGCCAAGCTATCTGCCGGCGGTTCACATCAAAACGGATCTCGACACGTCGCCCGTGCCATATCGCACGATCCCGCCCGGCGATGCCGGCCCGGCATGGGACGTGACGGCCTGGGATGAGGCATATTGGGGCGCTGACAGTGTCTCGACGCAGGGCTGGCAGGGCGTAGAGGGGATCGGTACGACGGTTTCGGTTGCGTTCCGTGTAGCCGCAACCGCTCCCGTTATGCTGAACGGCGTGGATCTCACTTATGAAGTCGGTGGGCTTCTGTGACGTTGCCTCTTCAGGCGAGCGTTCAGGACGGCATTCTTTACGGGGCGGATAAGCTCGCGGCCGACTTCGTTTGGTCGCGGATGGGTGGTCCGCCATTCGTCAACTTCCGTGCGCTCGGACTGGTCCACGACGGCCGAATGATCGGTGGCGTCGTATTTCAGAACTGGACCAAATGGGGATGCGAGATCGCGATCTCGTGTGACAATGCGAAATGGTGCAAGCGGCGCACCCTTCGACGGTTGTTCGAATATACATTCGTCCATCTCAGGCGCGTCCGGGCCACGGCGAAGACCAGCGCCGACAACGCCCGCGTCCGCGCGCTCCTCGAATTTCTCGGATGCCGACTTGAGGGCATCCACCCTCGCGACTTCGACGGCATTCAGGATCTCGTCACTTACGGGATGCTGGCCGTCGAGTGTCCATGGATTGCTGATCAATGAAAACTCCCGCAGCTCCGCCGCCACCGGATCCAATCGCAACGGCTCAGGCTCAGGGCGCGGCGAATCTAGAGACCGCGATCGGCAACACGGCGATGGCCAACGCCAACGAGTTCGGACCTGGCGGAAGCGTCCGATATGAGAAGACGGGCGTGGAGGACATCGGCGGGGGCAAACTCGTCCCGACCTATACAAAATACACGACGCTCGCGCCGGACGAGAAGACGCTTTACGATCAATCGAACGCGCTGAACATTCAGATGCAGCGCACGGCCGGGGATCAGCTTGGCCGCCTCGGCACTGCGCTCGCTCAGCCATTCGGACCAGATGGTCTGCCGGCTGCCGCTACCTCGCTAGGGGCGGCTCCGACGCTCTCAAGGGTCGGCAACGGCCCCGCCCTTGCGACCGGCTATCGCAGCGACAACGTCGCCACCACGTTCGGTGACCCGAGCCGTGGGGTCCAGTACGGCGAGACGACATTCGGCGATGCAGGGCCGATCACGCGCTCAATCGCGGATGCGGGGGAGATCCAGAGCAGGGTTGGGCCGACCGACTTCTCTGCGGATCGACTTCGCGTCGAACAGGCGCTCAACGATCGGCTCAGCCCCCAGCTTGCTCGCACCCGTGAGGCTCTGGAAACCCGGCTGGTCAATCAAGGCCTGACGCGGGGCACGGCGGCGTTCAATGCCGCTGCGGACGAGGCGAGCCGGCAGGAGAACGACGCGCGGCTGGCTGTTACGGCGGCCGGAGGGCAGGAGCAAAGCCGCCTCTTCGCGGATGCGCTTTTGGCTGGCGGGTTCGCCAACTCGGCTCAGGCCCAGCGTTATGGGCAGAATGCCAACACTGCCGCGTTCGAAAATTCCGCTCAGGCTCAGGGTTTCTCCCAAGCCCGGGACCGCGGGCTGTTCGGTCTCAGCGCTATTCAGCAGAACAATACCGCTCAAGGCCAGGAATACGACCAGCTTCTCGGTCGCGCCGGGTTCTCGCGGGATAGCACGCTCGCGAACAATGCCATGTACGCGGCTCAGGCCGGGTTTGGAAATGATGCTGCCCAGCAGATGTACGGGAACCAAGTCGGGGCGGCGACCTTCAACAACCAGGTCGGCCAGGCCGAATTCGGCAATACGCAGACGGCGGCGGATTACGCGAACACCGCCCGGGAGCGAGCGCTTCAGGAGGCGGCGTACTTCCGGAATCAGCCGATTAACGAGATCGGGGCGCTGACGAACGGGGTACAGATCAATGTGCCGCAGTTTTCGCCGTTCAAGTCGGCCAGTTTTGACCCGGCCCCGATCGCATCGAGCGTGTATAACACCGCGCAGATTGCAAACGACCAATACAAATCAAAACTCGCGGCAAATCAGGCCATGATGTCCGGGCTCTTCGGGCTTGGTGGCTCTCTCGCGAGCGCAGGCGGATATGCTTTCGGAAAATCACCTTCCGACCGTCGCCTGAAAGAGAAAATCCGTCCGCTGGGCATCAACACGTCGAAGGGCGTGCCGCTCTACGCCTATCGGTTCCGCAGCGATCCAACCATGGCGGAGCACGTCGGCTGCATGGCCGATGAAGTGCTGCCCTTGATGCCGTCCGCCGTGTTCATGATGCCCAACGGCTTCATGGGCGTCGACTACGCGCAGGTGCTCTGATGCCGCTCAATCCCTTCGCGACATCAATCGGCGGTGGCGGTGGCGATGACGACGACAGCACGTCGCGTCGCCGCAAGCGCGCTCAGTCCATGGGCGCGATGCTGATGCAGGCGTCCCAGGCTCCGGTCGCTTCTCCGCTTCAAGGCTTCGGACAAGTCGCGGTCGGCGCGCTTGGCGGATACCTGCGCGGCAAAGAGGATGCAGAGAGCGAGAAACTCCGTAAGCAGCTCGCGGACGCCGTGCTGGTCGCGTCCGGGGTTAATGGACCCGCTGTCGCGCCCACGTCCTCTGCCGGGGCGCCCGCTTCTATGGCCACCCCGTCTACCCCGTTAAAGGGCTTCAACACCTCCGGCAAACTCCCGGCATTCGCCAGCATGCCGGTGGCGCAAGACCTTCAGCCCCATCAGACGGCGCTCCTCAATGCCATCGCCGCGCCAGAGAGCGGGGGGCGCTATGACATTCGCTATACTCCCAAGGGTGGGGCAACCTTCGCTGATACGTCTCAGCATCCCGCCATCTTCGAACCTGGACCGGCCGGGCCATCGTCTGCGGCCGGGCGCTACCAGTTTACGAAGACGACGTGGGACCGCATGGGCGGTGGCGCATTCGACCCCGAGAACCAGGACCGCCGTGCGCTGAAGCTTGCACAGGACGATTACGCGCGCCGCACCGGCCGCAACCTCGACAGCGACCTTCAGGCAAACGGGTTCACGCCGCAGATCGCGGCGGCTTTGGCCCCTACTTGGGCGGGCTTCAAGGACAACCCAAGCAAGGCCGCGGCAGCCTACCAGAGCACGTTGTCCAAGGTAGGCACGGGAGGCCAGCGGACCGCCGATGCGTCGGCTCTCAACGCTCCTGCATCCGCCCCGTCCGGCTACACGGGTGAGTTCGACAACGCTCAGATCCCGATGGTGCCGGTGACGGGCGATCCGGGCACGATGGTCGCGATCCCGCCGGCTCGTCCTCAGTTCGCGGACCTCCCGACTGCTGGTGCCATTCCGACCGGCATGGACCCGATGGGGAACCAGACCGGCACCCCGGATGATGAGCCCGGGTTCTTTATCCCGCCCGCACCGGCTGGTCCTGCCGTGCCCTCGCTCGCAGATCTGGCGCCGTTGTCGAATGCGGATCAGTTCAAGCGCGTAGGGCTTGATCCGGCGACAACGACTTATGGCGGCACCACCGTCCCGCTTCCGCCTGACGCTTCGCCTGCCATCGCTCAGTCCCTCGCTGGCCTAGCCTCGCCTCCCGTCGAGGACAGCGTCCCGCTCGCGGTGACGGTGCGTGGCGGATCAGGCGTCGAAGCCCCGCTGCCACCCTCGCGTCCCGCAGACCTTGGGGCGCCTGTGGAACCCCGTCAGGCATTGGCGCGCGCTGTCGCCGCTCCTCTGCCGCCGTCCCGGCCTGCCGATCTCGGCTATGATCCGCGTGCCGACATGCCAGCTCTGAACGCGCAGGCTGTCGCGATGGCACGCGCCGTGATGGCCGGCGGTCCGGACCTGTCGAACTCGGACAGCGCCGGAGCACGCCAGTTCACGGCATCCCAGGCCGATCCCCAGGCGCTCGCGGCGGCCCTGGCCAACTATGCGCCGGGTCAGGGCGGCACCTCGGGATCGCCGGACCGAACCGCATTGGCCCAAGCCGTCCTGGCCTCGGGACCGCCACTGCCTCAGCCCAGCGCATCGGCGTCGGGCTTCACGCCGCAGCAGCTTGCCCGTGGGGTGGACCCGAGCATTCCCGCTCCGCCGCCAGTGGCACCCCAGGTGGAGGCCTCGCCTGCCCCGCAGGCCGTCATCCCGCCCGGATCGGCAGGTGGGCCGGTGCCAGGGCCGAACGGTCCTGTGGCGCCTCCTGTGGCGAGCACGGCAGATCCGCGTCGCGCGGCCCTGGTCGCCATCATGACGAACCCGGAGGCGTCCCCGCAGCAGCAGATGTGGGCGATGAGCCAGTTGAACCCGAAGACCGAGCATGTCGATTTGGGCGACAGCATCGGCATCATCGGGCCAAGTGGGAAGCTTGTCGGGTCGATCGCGAAGACGAAGATCCCGACCTATGGCGTCATCGGAAAGGACCAGTACGGCAACGAAAGCTACGGCTTCATCGATCCGTCCAACATGCGGACTGTTCCCGGTCAGGCGGCTGCCTCAACAGGAAGCGCCGTTCTCCCGGGGCAACCAGGCTCGGCCATTCCAGCCCCGCCTCCCGGCGTTGATCCCAAGGTGTGGCTCAAGCAGCAATCCGAGGCGGCTGCGTCCAACGCTCTCCCGGTTGACCCGAAACAGGTGGCCGAGGTCCGCAAAGAGGTGCTCGGCATCCCCTCCTACAAGAACCTGAAACAGGCGGCTCCCGTCTACAGGGCGATGTCGGCCACCGCCGCAACGGACAGCAAGGCGTCCGATCTGAATCTCATTTACGGCTTGGGAAAAATCATGGACCCGGGCAGCGTGGTTCGAGAGGGTGAGATGGCCCTTGCGCAGGGCACGGCGGGTATCGACGACCGGCTGGCGGGTCTGGCCAAATCGGTCTTCGGCGGCGCTCGTCTCCAGCCTGAAACCAGAGCCGCGCTCATGGCCGAGGCCCATGGTCGGATGAAATCCTATGAGGATGAGTTCGACGTGGATGCCCAGCATTATCGGGGGATCGCCAAGCGTGGACGCATGAACGAAGAGGACGTCGTCCCGACCTTCGAGCGCTCGAAGCCTTGGCAGGCGCCCGCGAAGCCTAACGCCGCGCCGGCTCCCGCCAACGACGGCTGGACGGATGTGGGTGGCGTCAAGATCAGGAAGAAGAACTGATCATGGCCGTTTTCGAGATCCAACACCCTGACGGATCCACCTACGAGGTGGATGCGCCGGATCAGGACACGGCGCTTTCGGCCTTCAAGTCGTTCGCCCCGACGCCCAGCCCGTCCGTGCCCAAGATGCAGGGCGTGGCAAGCGTTATGCCCGATGAAGGGCCGGTGTTCGCGCCGGGCCAGACGCCGGTGATGCCGACGGCGCCGACGAACCCGAGCGCCCAGCAGCTTGCGGTGGCAACCCCGCTTGGAAACGCGGCGGGACGTGGTGCGGTCCAGGGCGTGACGTTCGGGTTTGCCGATGAGGCCGCCGGTAGCTTAGGCGCGCTGACCGGAGGCGGTTACGACGCCAGCCGCGACGCCTATCGCAAGAACGACGCTGCGGCAGAGGCGGCGCACCCGTGGGCGTTCGGCGGGGGCAAGCTCGCCGGCAATGTCGCTGGCGCGGCTCCAGCCATGATGGCGGCTCCAGGCCTGTTCGGTCTTGGGGCTGGGGCTGCGCTTGGGACCCGGGTGGGGATGGGCGCTCTGAGCGGCGGGGTAATGGGCGCGGCGCAGGGTCTCGGCGAAGGAGAGGGCTCATTCGGCAAACAAGCATGGAGCCTTGGCACCGGAGCAGCGGGCGGGTTCGCGCTTGGAGGTGTGGCCCCCGTTGCTGGTCAACTCATCGGCCGCGCCGCCGCGCCGATCATTCAACGCTTCGCCGACGCTCGCGCTCCTGTCCCGGGCGTCTCCAATCAGGCCGCGACATTCCTGGCAGAGGATTTCAACAATGCCGGTGGGCGGGGGGCAATTGAGCAGCGCCTTGCCACGCTAGGACCCGAGGCGCGGCTTTTCGATGCCTCCCCTTCGTTTGAAGGCAGCGCCCAAGGTCTCGTGGTCCGCCCCGAGACCCGCGAGATGATCACGACGCCCGTGGTCGCGCGCAAGCAGGGCGCGAACCAGCGGCTCGCTACCGACCTTGACGCGAACCTCGGCCCGGCGCCTCAGCCGTCCGCCATCCAGGCAGGCATTGAGCAAGGCCAGACGGCACTACAGCCCGAATACCAGCGGGTGTTGGCGAACGCCGCTCGCGTGGACAATCTGTCCCTGGCAGCTCGACTGGAACAGGGCATCCTCAACACCCGGGGTGATGCCCAACGAGCCATGCGGGACGTGCGAGGCATGCTCGACATCCCCGGCGTTCCCGGAACGCTCGACCAGAACCCGCGCTCTCTCCTCAGTACCCGCCAAGCCATAGACGGGCGGCTGGCGACGGAGACGGACCCGAACACGATCCGTGTTCTCTCGTCGGCGCGGGCCGAAATCGATGGCGAACTGGCTCGCGCGGTCCCGGGCATCAAGGACGTAGACGGCAAGTTCGCCGAACTGGCTCGCCAAAACGAGGGCCTCCAGCGTGGGTCGCAGGTTTTGGACGGGGGCAAGACCGCGATCCGTCCCGCCGACCTCGCACAGGAGATCACGACCGCCGCCCAGCCGCAGGGCACGATGGTTGGCCCATCGGCTGTGCCGTTCCGTGTCCAACAAGGCACGCGCGCTGAAATCGACCGTCTTGTCGGCACGAAGGCCAATGACCTTGTCGCTCTGAAACAGGCGGTAAAGGGCGAGGGCGATTGGAACCGAGCAAAGCTTTCGCAACTGTTCGGGCCGGACGAAGCGGGGCGCGTGTTCGCCTCCGTGGACCGGGAAGCGGCGTTCGATGCCGCCTACAACCGACTGACCCAGAACTCCATGACGGAGCTACGGCGTCAAGCCGCTGAGCGGTTCGCGCCGGCCGGTGAGAGGGCGGCCGATTTAACCCTTCCTCTCTCGTCCATCGGAGGCCCGAACGCCATGATGGCAGCGGCCGTGCTGAAAGGCGTTAAGAGCGCGTCGGGCGAGGCAAATCGGATCGCGGACATCGGCCGCAATCGCGACATCGCCCGTGTTCTCCTGATGCAGCCCGGTGAGGAACTGAGCGGCGTACTGGGCGGGCTGGAGCGGCGCGCCGCCAACGTTGGGGTTGGTGAGCGGCGGGGCGAACAGGCCCGCATGATGGCTGAGATCTTGATGCGCTCCCAGGGGAACGAAGCTGCACAGGCCAGCCGGCGGATGATCAGCCGCTAGGTTGCTCGACCGGTTTTCCTTAGCCACCAATAGGTGCCGAGCCAGATCGGGACCAATGCGCCTACCCCAACAAAAGTCATTAACGGGTTCGCTTCAAACCAAGGCCCAAGCCATTCCTGCATCGGCCGGACGACGAAATATGCAATGGCCCCCATCACCAGCGTGAACAGCGCGAGGCAGGTGACCACGTAGACGACCTTGGCGGTGGCGAACGACATCCTTAGAACATAGGCGCTGCCCCGACCCGCCGAAAGCCCTTGCCGGCCTGAAGCCTCGGCATGTACCTTCTTGTCAACAAAGACGGTCGGGGATCAAATGGGTGAAGAGTGGACGTTCGCGAAAATCAAAGATGTCGAACAAAAGTTGTGGAGCGCGATCGGGCCTATTGATGGTGTGCGTCGCCTCTGGATATGCGTGAAGACGAAGCCTATCACGTCTATTCTTATCATTGAGATTGATATCGATCCTAGGCCACCCATCTCAGATGCGAACGAGGAAATCGTAAGGCGCATAATGGCGAGGACTTGGTCGAGATTGGCGGAGATTAAAACAGAAATCTTAGAAATCAGAATAGTGAAATTTGATCCAGGTATTTTTCCGATCGACAGACGCGTTTAGGTGTTCATTCGGAGAACATATTAGATCGCCGGCTACGGCACTAAGAGTGGTATGTTTGTAGGGTCTAGCTCCCCTACTTCCGGAACAGCGCCTTGCTCAGGCCGGATTGCCGAACCATGCTTTGCAGCGTGCCGATTGGGATGTCGTCGCCCAAGCGATGAGCGGACACGGGAACCAGTCGGACTGAGCCGCCGACCACGCCTCGGAACATGCGGTGACTGGTTCCATCATGGCGGACCAGGACGAAGCCATGGCTTTCGATGATCGCGATGAAGTCGGTGTAGGTGCAGCTTAGGCGCGGCACGGAAGCAGGAAGCTGCCGCCCCCTTCACCGTTGCGGCTGAAATGGCCTCGGATCAGGCTGAGGAGGAAACGGCAAACGGTCGTGACGCGAAGGTGCAGAGGTGCAGCGCGCGACAGAAGGCGGTCTCGGTCGGCCGGGGCCTCCCTCTGAGCGGCTTCAACATACATGGATACGGCCTTTTCCAGGTCGTGCATCACGCCGTCGAGGCTGTCGCTCGCGACGGCGATATCAAGATCGAGGCAGATCGCTTCCCATTGGGAGCCCCTGCCTTCGATCACGCAGAGCAAGCTGCGCGTCATTCGGACGGTCCTTTCTTGGACAAGGAGGCGCCGTCGCGCCTGCCGCAGGGCAACCTAATAGCAGGTGGACGTTTCCAACAAGCTGACCCTTTGGCGCGGACGCTAGGAGCCTGTCGAGTCGGGGTCGGGAAGTTCCTTCGAGAGGGAAGCCTGTAGCTCCTTCAAGGCGTCGATGAGGCTGCGGCGGCCGTCAGCTCTTACGAAGGGAAAATCCTCGTTCTTCGCCCATCCAATGAACGTATCGATCTGCTCAAGGATCTCGGGAACGGCCGGCTCAGGCGGATAATACCCCTCAAGGGTGGCGACGATTTCGGCGTTCATGCTCCGGCCGTTCTCTTTTGCGGCCTTCGCGATGCGGTCGCGCATGCCGTCCGGGAGGCGGACTACGAATTTGTCGGCCTGCTCGCTCGGATATTCGGATCGATGTTTGGTCACGCGCCCTCATAGCAAACCGCCATGTCGCTTGACATGCTGGCGGGTTGCCATGTAGACAGCCTACGTGGCGGTTTGCCATGTAGGAGCGCCGATGGGCCGACGTGAATATCCAAGCGATCTCGCGCCCAAATTCTTGGTGCGGGTACCAGAGGGAATGCGTGAGGCGATTGCCTCTCGCGCCAAGGCGAACATGAGATCGATGAACAGCGAGATCGTCCTGATCCTCGCTCACGCCCTGGGCTTCTCCCAGGGGACGACGGTGGCGGGCGAAAGCTTGCAGGCGAAACCCGCCACCGTCCCGAACGCGACCGCCTTGCAGGGCGGCGCATCCACCCACGCCAGCTAGGACTAGCGCAGATGTCGAAAACTCAGATGCCCCGTCCACCGGACGGAAACAAGCCTGATCGGCCACGTGTCGCGTATCATGGCTTCAGCAAAGACGGGGTCGAGTGTGCCGTTCTGGATGATGGCCGTCGCGGGTTCATTTTGCGGGGCTTGCGGGCCGCCATCGGGATGACTCGAAACATTCCGGTTCCCGCTTTCGAGCGTTTCTGCGCCGAAACGTCCGTTAAGGCGTTGCAGACGTTCACGAAATCGGGTTCCCGCTTTGAGGTCGTGATGCCCCATGGCGGCACGGCCATGTGGGTCGAGGCTGGCATTCTCACGCAGGTCGCGGGTGGGGTCGTGCGATCGGCGCTTACCGGAAAACTTCGCGCGAACCGCAAGCACATGGTCGAGCCGTGTATGGCCATCATGGATGCCCTCGCGGAGACCGGTGAGGTCGCGCTTATCGATGAGGCGACGGGATATCAGCACCATCGTGCCCCGGATGCGCTTCAAGACCTGTTCTCCAAGCTGATCAGGAAGACGGCCTCGGATTGGGAAAAGAGGTTCCACCCCGACTATTACAAGGCGCTCTGCAAGCTGTTCGGCTTCCAGTATGGCGACCGACATCGTCCTCTCCCGTCCATCATCGGCAAGATCACGCAGGATCAGGTCTACCTCTCGGTATTCCCTCCTGAGATCATATCTGAGGTTAAGTCGCGCCAGGGCCGTGAAAAGGCCCATCAATGGCTTACGAAAGACGGCGGCCTCAAATTGCTCGAAAAGCAGCGCGATGCTGTGATGATGATCGCGAGGTCTTCGACTGATTATCGCGACTTCGAAGCGCGATGCTCCGTTGCGTTTTACCGTCCAGGTCAACAGGTCGGTATGGTCTACCCTCGTACGGGAGGTGTCCCGTGAAACTGGGCGAGATCACCGTCAACGGTAAGCAGGTGTCGGTGTTTAAGCCGCCGCATGAAGAGCCGGATTTTCCGTGGGTCGATGTTGAACAACTGGCGAAAGCGTTTCTACCTCGCCAAGCCGCCAAGCGCATTGTCGAGATGACACGAAAATTTGGTGGAGATCATCGATCCTATGCGACCGCTCGAAACGGTGACCGGATCGCAATCATAGTCTGCCATGCCATGGCGCAAGGGCTTGTCGGCATGATTGACCATTTCAATGGGTACGTCGACGAGGAAGAGTCTGGACCAGCGCACCAAGAGTATTGTTTTGCTCTTGGCAAATTCTCCGCCGACAAGGCTCCTATGAGCTTCGACGACTTGATGCACGCGTTCCACAATCCCGGCGGGGCATTCCTGCGCGACGCGAAACTCTAAAACGCAAGCCGGGAGCGAGGTTGGCCCCTCCCTCCCGGCTCTAACCACCCACGATCATCAGGAGTGATCAAGATGGCTGAGACCGCCACTACCACAAACACGTCACGCCGTAATCTTCTGCTCACGGCACCCGCCGCCGCCATTGCCGCGACACACATGCTGTCCCCCGAGGCTCTGGACCCCGTATGGGGCCTCATCCGGCGCGAAAAGGCGGTGTGGGACCGGATCGGTGGCCTGTCCGAACAGGACGATGCAGCCTGGGAAACGACCGACAAGGAATGGGAACAGCGCATGTCGGCGGTGTGCGCGGCGAAGCCGACCACGGCGGCCGGGCTCATCGCCATGATGGACCTGTTCGAGGAACGTCAGCACCTCTTCATCGAGGCGCCGTTCGAGGACCAGATCAAAGGCATCTTCGCTGCGGCACGACAGCTACTAGCGCCCTAACCGAAGGGCACTGAACCAACACGGGGCGGCTCTTACGGGCCGCCCTTTTTCATTGAGGACACGGCATGCCTTTCAACGGAGCAGGCACGTTCACCCGCGTCTATAATTGGGTGACGGACCGGATCAACGGCATCAAGATCCTCGCGGACCGCGTGGATACCGAGATGGACGGCATTGCGACCGCCCTATCCATGGCGATTTGCCGGGATGGCCAATCAACGGTGATCTCAGACATCCCGTTTAATGGGCGCAAGATCACCGGGCTGGCCACCGCGACGGATCCGCAGGACGCATTGAACCAATCCACAGGGGACGGCCGCTACATCAAGGCGTCGGGCGAATCCCGCACGATCGGCACGTCTGGGAACCTGAACGTCACGGGCACCGCGACGGCAGGCGTCGTAAACGCGGGGACGGCAACATTCGGATCGGGTGGTACTACGGGTGGCGCCACGATGAACGGGCCGCTTCAGGTTAACTCGTCTGCAACCTTCGGCAACAGTCTTACAACGACAGAAGTGATCTTCTCGACCAACTACAGCGGCATCGGTACAACTAGCCTATTCGGGGGGCTTTCCGCCGGCACGCTTCGCATCCGCAATGACTCGGGAGGGATTTTCTTCGGGTTCGCCGGCCTGCCGTACTACAACATGAACGTGGTAGACTTCCGGCCGACGAACGACGGCCTCCTCAATCTCGGGTGGGGATCAGGCCGGTTCGCCAACATCTTCGCGGCCAGCGGCGTCGTGAGCACGTCTGACGCTCGGGAGAAGGCGGACCGGGCTGGCGTCGACCTTGCCGACACCTTCGTGCCGCTGCTCACCCCTGCCGAGATCGCGGCGGCCGGCGCGCTTCTGCGCGAGATCGGCGTGTACAAGTTCCGCGCCTCGGTCGCCTTCAAAGGCGCCGGTGCACGGCTGCACGTCGGGATGACGGTGCAGCGTGCAATCGCCATCATGGTCGCGCACGGCCTGGATCCGATGGCCTATGGGTTCATTTGCTTCGACGAATGGGACGCCGTCGCGCCCACGCCGGCGATTCCGGATCAGCCCGAGATCCCGTACCAACCGGCTATCGTCGATGATGACGGCGTGGTGGTGACACCAGAGGTCGCATTCCGGCCGGCGGTGCCTGGATACGCGGCCACGTCGGGGCTGGCGGCGGGGAACCGCTACAGCTTCCGCGTCGACGAGCTGTTGCTCTTTGTGGCGCGTGGTTTTGAGTCCCGGCTGTCGACGATCGAGGCACAACTCGCGGCCTGAATCTCGTTGCTCTTCCCCTTGATCGAAAGGACGCCTTGATGGCTGTCACCGCAATAAGCTGGACCAACTCCGCACTAGGCTTGCGTGAGACCGGGGACGCAAACCCGTTGCCGGTGGCGATGTATACGGGCGGGAACCCCCAAGGCACATCCACCAACCCGACGACGACCCAACAGGCTCAGAGCGCATCCTTCGCCGGCTCTCAGGTGCCGATCACCACGACCGCGACACAGATCAATGCGGCGGGCTCCAATGCTCGGGTCCTGTCGAATGCCGGCACGGTGACGGTGTTCATCGGCCCAACGAACGCGGTGACGGCCGCAACCGGCTATCCTGTCCCGGTCGGGGCACAGGTCCCGGTGACGTGGACGGGTGCCACCTTCGGCATCGTCGCCTCTGGCACGGGCACGATCGGCCTCCTCAGCGCGGCTTAACTCTCTAGCATAGGAGGCCGCCATGGCCGGTGCTTTTCGTCGTCTGACGAACCCGTTGCTCGTGCCTGTGGTAGCGGGGACGGTTGGGTCCAAGCTTGAAGTCCCGCCCGGCTTCATCCCAGGCGCGGCGACCTCGTTCTACGTGTCGAACTCAAACCTTTGCCACGTCCGGCTTATGGGGACGAGCGGGTCAGGGGCGACTTTCACGGCCGTCGAGGAAGGCAAGGGCTGGTGTTTCGGCCCGAGTTTCGCGAGCGTGTTCGCCACGCAGAACCCGATCTGGATGAGCGCGCTTGCCGTTGCCCGCGAGGGATTTCCGCTGACCCGGGACGATGGGACGCCGATCACGCTGTATCCGCTTGAAGTCTCCTACGGGGAGGGCATGTAATGTCCGTCCGCAGCATGGGGATCGGGCCTCGCGGCAAAATCGGGCCGCCCGGCCCCCAGGGTCAACCAGGCCAGATCGGCCCCACTGGCGGCCCTGGAATCCAGGGTCCGAAGGGTGACACCGGAGCGGCGGGCGTCGGCATCCAAGGCCCCAAGGGAGATACCGGCGGCAAGGGAGATACCGGCCCTACTGGCCTTACCGGCCCTACTGGTCCGACTGGTCCGGTCGGCCCGTCCGGGGCCACCCTCATCGGCACCGTCACGCTGGCGGAAAATCTCCTTCTCGCGGTATCAGCTGGGCTTCGGACCGTCTCCGTCCCCCTGGCCGGCTCGCTGACCACGGACAACATCCTGATCTTCCCGACCGCTCCCGCATCGTTCCCTGCGGGCTATGCGATCCACACCGCCTACGTCTCGCCTGCCGGCACGTTGAAGGTCGTTCTCAGCGTTCCCGCCCTCGCCATCGGCGCCAGCTACAGCATCCCGTGCAAGGTCTACGCCTTCGGGCGGTGAGATCGCCAGCTCGCATTCCATTCGCCTGGCCCGCCTCTGAGCGGGCTTTTTCTTTGCCCCGAAAGGACCCGGCATGGCCGACACTCGCATCATCTCTGTTCAGCCGGCCTATTATGCTGGCGCGGGAGCCGACCAGATCAGCGTCGCTGACCTCCTGGCCAGCTTCACGAAGTCCGGCCAACCCAACGCTATCGCCCGCAAGCTCCTGACGGCAGCGCAGCGCCCGCTTGGCGACATCTCCGCCGTGATGGCATCCCCGCCCACCATCACAGACCCGCTCACGGACGGCGCGAACTCGACGGTTCAGACCGGCCAGAATGCGGCGACGGGCGGGGTCTATCAGCCGACCGATGCAACCCGCGTGACGGTCTATGGCGGCCCGCTCTCGGGTGGCCGCATCCAGACGATCACCCGGGTATCCGGCGCGCGCATCCAGGGGCACTCGTCCGGCATCGCATTCTACACGGACGCTCAGACGGTCGACTTCGCGCTCCGGTGCAACGGCGCGCGCTGGATCGCCTACGTCACCCAGCCGGACGGGACCCGGGCGCGGATCCAAGCTAGTGACCGGCCGCAGGCCTACTCAAACCTGAACTACTACAAGCTAGACTTCGGCAGCACCGCCGCATCCGGTCGGCTGGTCGAGATCTACATCGGGCTGTCGGGCAACTTCGGCGGCATCAACGTCCCGACCGGCTATAGCATCTGGCCTGCCGACCTCTCGCAACAGCCGAAGATCGCCTGGGTGGGCGACAGCTTCGCGGAAGGTTCGATGAACGACGGCACGCTGAATCTTCGCCTGTCCGTCGTGGACTGGTTCGCCGCCATGCTCGGCGCCAACATCCCGACCGTGAACGGCGTCGGCTCGACGGGCCTGTTCGCCACCAATGCGGCGAACAACTATCTGACCTTCGGCGCGCGCATCGCGGCGGGCGACATGGACGCCTCACGCATCGGGAGCCAGGATCTCGCCGTGCTCCAAGGCTCGGTGAACGACGACTCTCTGACCCTCTACCCGACCGGCACCGTCGCCGTCGTAACCGACGCCCAACTCCAGGCCGGGATGCAGAGCGCCACGGCGGGGCTCATGGTCGCTCAGCCCAACGCGATCATCGTCGGCCTGCCTCGCCAGTTCTCATCGTCCGCCGCCGCACCGGCCGCGCGCGTAGCGGCGCAGAAGGCCGGGTTCTTGGCCGCCGCTGCGGGAAGCCCGCGCTGCCTCTGGCTCGACAACACGCTCTATGAGAGCGCTCCGGGCACGGGCGTGATCGGGGCCGACAACGTCCACCCCGGCGGGGTCTATGGCGCGCGCCAGATCGGGGAGCGTCTGGCCCGAAGCACGCTGACCGCGCTCCAGGCGATCGCCTGACCCCCC